ATGAACCCTTGCGCCGACGAGCCCGCGCTCTTCGCCTGGATCATGAAGTCGTTTGGGCGCCCGGGCCTGCCGGGGACGTTGATCGAGCTTTGTGAGCGCGCCGGCCGTCGCGGGCTAGCTCTGCTATCGGAGGATGAGCGTTTTCGCCACGTGCTCGCCTGGATTTGGGATGAAACCCTCCCGACCCTGTTCGTCAGGATGCTCAACCCTTCGAAGGCGCGCGCGATTGAGGACGATCAAACGATGAGGAAGATTTTCGGTTTCGCGAAACGCGGAGGGTATGGCTCCGTTGTAGTCATAAATGAAAGCGACTTCCGGGCGACAGACCCAGAGGACGCAAAACGAGCGGGCTGGCCGCAGTCGGTTTATTGCGGCGCCCTACTGGATCGCGTCCTGAACGACCTACAAGACGATGAGGATCGCCGAGACCTGCTTTGCGCGTGGGGACGTCATGGTCCGCCGCTGAGGACGTGGGCGCAGGGCCGGAAGCGTGATCCGCGGGTTCGCCTGCTCCACCTTGGCTTCACAGATAAGGGGCAGCCCGCCCACCCGTGCATGCTACCTTATTCGCGACCGCTGACCGTGTTGGCGACCACCGGGTGAGATATAGTGAAGGAGGAATGATGATGGGCTATAGGGCTGGGCGATTGCCTTCGGCACCGTCGCCACTCGGCAGAGCCCGAGCCGGTTCCCGTCTCGGCCCTTCGGGCGAGTGTCAACTATCGCATTGGAGCCGTCATGCTGCCGAATGACCCGCGCGTCGCCGACATCATCAAGCCAAATGCCGAGGACGGGGACGGCGACTATTGGGACCCTTGGGAGGCGCTTGGGCTCGGCTGCTGCTCCTATAACAGCGCCATCGACCAAAACGCGCTCGATGTGCTGCGCGGCATGCGAGATGGCCTTTACTGCTCCGACATCGCCGAGCGGACGGGCATGTCGCCGGGGCATGTCGAGTTGTTGCAGGGCATCTTCTGTTCGGCGAATTGGGGAGAGTATGGCACCAGCCCACGCGGATGCTGGCCAATTGACCGCGAAGGCTTCCCGGCGCTCATCGCAGCGTGGGAGGCGTATTTCGAGCGTCAATGGGGCGAGCCTTGCGATAGCGGCAGCGACCCGAAGGGCGAAAACGGCGAAGCCGGTTGAGTGCGAAGCATCGCAGAGCGGGCGGCGAAGCCGTCTCGCCCAACCCTATGGCAATTCAGGACACAGGGAGAGGGGTGAGGTTGCGGGCCGGGCGACATGCTTCCTTGCCGGCACGGTTTCAGACGCGGGCTTTCGCCGCCGCAACCTCAGTGCGCTAGCCGCCTCAGCGTCTTTTTACGACCCAATCGGCAACCAGCGCACCCCACCTCGCTACCACGATAAGCCTTGCCGGTCCAGCGAAAAAGGGGTATGCGGGGGGATGGGAAATGTCGTCGAGTTCACCGGCATTACGCGGCTCGACGGCGACCCCGATCGAGTGCTTCAGGGTGCGATCGGCGAACTCGAAAGCGTCCTCGTGATCGGCTTTACGAAGCAAGGCGGCGAGTTCTTCAGCTCATCCGTTCCTGATGGCGGAACGTGCCTCTGGCTGATGGAGCGCGCAAAGCTGAAGCTGCTCCAGGTGCCGGAGCGATTCGATGATTAGGCGCCGCGCGAAGGCCGAGAAACTCTTTACCGAGCGCCGTAATCCGCTGCCCACAGAGGTGTCCGGAACCGAACTCAACGGGCTCAAGAGCATCGCCAGCGGTGGCTTCAGCAATGCGAGAATGCGCGCACGGCTGACTTCGCGCGGGCTTGCCACATCGCCCATCGGAAGCAAGTGCCGCCTTACGCGCCTCGGGGCAGTGACGCTATCCGCAGGTGCTTCGTGAACTGCGCCCGCTGCGACAAGAAGCTATCCCGCAAGACGGCTCGCCAGATTGGCTCCGAGATATTGTGCAGCACGTGCATGTTCGCGTCGCCACCTCGGAAGCCCGCAACCGCTCTTTGAACCGTAGATCAGTTCGTCAGATAGTTTCTGACCGCGCGTCGGTTGCAATCTGCTTATGTTGCATGACCGACTTGGCGTAGCGTTCCAGGAGGGCGCCCAACGGGAAACGGTCTGGGCCGGGTCGAATGGCGGGGAACGCGGCTCCAACCTTTGGCGGCGGCGTGGATGGATCAAATGCTACGAGCATGGCCTTTCTCCTCCTAGGGCTTCGTGCAAATATCGATAGCCTGACTCGCGCGCTCGCCATATCCGCCGGGTCCGGCCCATTCTAGGAGCTTGGCGGCGAGTAGGTCTATGAGCCTCGCCGGATCAACCGGAAGCGGCCGCGCCAGCGGTTTCGGCTTGACCGGCTTCGTCACCGGGCAGGGGCGTGGGACCTCTTTCTCTACCGTCTGGTAGATAACCTTCGTGCCAGCGGATTCGGGATGCTCGCCGCAGCTCGCCAGCATGATGGTGCATGTGAGTCCCATCAAGACCCTGACAGCACGAACATGATGTGACTTCTTCATAGCCCCTCCATCGCCCTGCGGGCCTCGTCAGACACGCGACACGGCGGCAGCCCCTTCGCCCCCGCCGAAGCCTCCAGCCTCGCTACAGCGCCCTTCGTGGCCTCGTAGCGGGCATTTGCGCGGGCATCGTTCGCGGCCGCTTCCTGCCGAGCCGTCTGAAGCGCCGCATTGGCCGCCTCGATCCGCTTGTTGTTGTCGTTGATCTGGCCGAGCGCGCCGTCGAGCGACGTCTGCGTAACCTGGAGCGCGTCCACCAGTTTGACCACGCGGGCCTGCTCTTTTGCGAGGTGATCTTTCGTGCCGGCGAGCGTATGGCGAGTGACCAGCAGCGCAATGACCAGCAGGGCGATCAGGATCAGCGGCAAGACCTTGGCCCAGTTCACGCCGCCGGCAGCCGAAGCCGCGCCCTTCGCTGCGCCACCGATCCGGCCGAACACCTTGCCAGCGCCGAACTTGAGAATGGCAATACCGAGGCCGCCGCCAGGGATGAGGACGCCGAGGGCGAGAGGAAGCAGGCTCATGACACGAGTCCTTTGATAGCGGCGGCGAGGATCAGCACCATACCGGCAAGCCCAGCCATGCAGCCGCCATTGCCGAGGTGCCGACGATCATTTTCCTCGACGAGTATGTCGTCGTACTTGCTCGCCAAAGGCTCGGCTCTGGCCCCCTCGACAGATATCCAGCCGCCAAGGATCAGCACGACACCGGCAGCGAGGAGCATCCAGGTCATTTCCCCCTCCACGCCGCGACGTAAAGCAGGGCGAGGAGGCCCAGCACGGTCCAGAGCACGCCGAAGCCGATGACGTCGTCGACGCCCGCGAACAGGCCCACCCCAGCTATCAGGACGCCCAGCAGCGCCAAGCCGAGCGGCAGCTCGTAGAGCTCGGGCGGGGGGAGGAAACCGAAGGCCTTCATCAGTCGCACCATCTCGTTAATCGTCCAGCTCGTAGTCGGACGATCTGATCTGACTGCCCGGCTTGTCCGTAAGCCGGTTGTAAATCGCCACTCCCACCGCAATAGTTACAATGACAACTATTGCGACTAGAAGGACCCAGGCGGCAGGATCATCCATCTCTTGGTCCTCCTGTTCAGTCGCACCCGTTGACGACGTTATCGGCCCGCGTGATCTGGGCGTCTCGAAGTGTCGTTTCCGCGCCCTTGGTCAGGTACCAGCGGACCCACGGGTCCTTGGGGAGCGGACGGTGTTCCGGGTCGGCGAGGATGTGACGCGACCAGCGGGTGCCGCAGAATGGGCCGGGGTGAGCGACGGGACGATGCGGTTGGGCGGCGGCGAGGAGGAGGGCGAAGATCATGGCTTTGTCTCCGTCAGGGGGAAGCTGAACGGCGCCTGCTTCCACGGCCCCTCCGGAACGTCCTTCCAGCCTTCGACGTAGAGCCCGTCAGGGTAGGGCGGATTGGGATATTCAGGACTCACGATGGTGAAGCGCCAAAAGACGGCGCCGTGCGCGCGCTGTCCGTCCGCCATCTCCGTAAACAGGCGGTGGCCGTTGTCCTGGTCAGCCGGAAGGTCACGCCAGCTGAAAAATGAGGGCTCGATTTCTGGGCGGGTGTCGCTCATTTCGGCTTTCATGGTTTTGTCTCCACGGAGGTTGGTGCCACGCCGGGAACTGCCCCGGTGTCGCGGATGATTTTTGCCTCTTCGACGCCCTTGTCTTTCCACCGAACTGCCGCCGCGATCGCGCCCACGGCCGCTGCAATGCCGGCGGGAAAGGCGACGCAATAGGCGGTCACATCGAAAGGACGCCCCTTCGCCATGTTCCACGCTTCGAAGGCGGGCACGGTGACGATGAACACCGTCGCACCAAAGGCGCCGACGACGCGGTTGATCTCGAATTCGCCCGAGATGCCGCGAAGGATGTTGAGGATTTTCACAATAGCACCGCCTTCGCTCGAGCGAGCATGGCCTTGCGGTCCTCGAAGCCGTTCAAACCCCCATTGATCTTGCGGGTGATGCGTTCGATGTCGTCCGCGTCGGCGAGATCGTTGAGCCCGTGTCGCTTCCAGTAGGCGCAGGCGATGAGAACGGAGATTTCTGGATCTTCGGCGAATTCGGGATGCGCCACGAGATCGAGGTTCACCGCCTTGCTGTAATCGGCGTAATTGCCACGACCGGTGAGCTGGAAGATGCCCCGCCCGCGATACAGGTAGCCGTCGCCCTTGACGGTGTTACCGAGGTCCCTGCGGCCTTCGTAGCGGGCCTGCTCAGGTGTCGGACCCCATAGCTCGTGGAGATAGTGGAACTGCGCTGTCTCGTGCGCCGCCTGCGCCATGAAGTGGGCGATGCGAAGCGGGGTGACGATCTCGTGAGGCGGGAAGTGAGCCGCGGCCCCCTTGCCCAGTGCCCTGCCCCTGTCGTCCAGGTCCCGACGCGCCATGTACCCGAACAGGGCCGAATAAGTTTCGCCGCCGATTATGCCGTCCTGAGGGCCGGGGTCGTAGCCGGCGTGGGCGAGGCGGGCCTGGAGGCGGGTGGTGAGTGTGCTTTCCATCAGTGTTTTATCCACGCCGCGACCGCCGCCAGCAGTGCGATGAGGGTGGCAATCGGGGAATGATCGATTATCCACTGCTTCACGCTGCGAGCGCCGTCGTCCCGGCTGTTGCGCTGTTCGAGCGTGGCAATGCGCGAGACTGCCTGCGCGATCTCGGCGCGAAGGGTCGCGGCGATCTTGTCCATCTGCGCCGACAGTTCGAGCTTTAGGGAATCGTGCCGCTTCGCCTGCTCCACCGCCATGGCGTCCAGCTTCTGCGAGAGATTGTTGACGCCATGGGCCTGCTCGTGGACGTACTTCTCCACGGCTTCCGACGAGCCTTTCAGCTTGCCGATAGCCTCACTGATCTGGTCGAGTTGTCCGGGGCGAGCTGCCATTATGCAGTTTCCACGGCTGACGGATGGATCGCGGAGACGGTCGCGCGGACCTGGTCCTCCCGCTCGGCGCCGAACGGAGCGCGCACTTCGACGGTCAGCGTCTCGCCGTCGATCGAGACCGACACGCCGCACATCGCGCCGAGGCAGGTCTGGAACGCGCCCGCGCGGGCTGGATCAACCGTGAAGACCATCAGTACCTCACCATTGCTTGACCCGTGGCCGTCTTGTAGAACTTGCCCACCGCAAGGCCGCCCGCCGCAGCGGCCGCATTGTCGGCGTAAGTCGGAACAGTCGCGCTGAGGCCGGTTGGGAAGGTGGCACCGTAGCCTCCGGCCGCCCCACCAAGGATCATGTTGGTGGTGCCGCCGCTATTTCCCTGGAACGAGACGTTGCCGGTCACCGAGTCGTAAACGAAAAACCTTTCCTCGACGAAGGCGACCTTGAGCTTGGATACGTTCACACCATCGATATGATTAGCCGTGGTGCCGATCCCATTAGGGAACCACCCCCGGCTGTCATTCGCGGCGATGATGTTGCCCACACCCATAAAGGCACCGAATCCGCCACAGATCATGGTCGCATTCGCGGAGGTCGAGAGGCCGATTGTCTGATCGCTCTCCATGTAGATGAAGCAGACGCCGCTCTTGTTCGAGGCGCCGTCGATCAGCATTGCTCCGCCCTCGACATAGGTCGTACCGCTTACCCATGCGGGGAATAGCGCTGTGGCGGCGCCGTCGCCGTAGTAGAGCCACCAAGTGTTATCCGTGGCGGCGCCGCTAGGGGCATTGCTCTTCGCCCCCAGCGCCTGACCCGGAACGACCCGGTAATAATGCCCGCCATGCTGGACTTGACCCGTGTAGCTCGCGGGGCGCCAGTCGGGGCCGGCCGACGTCGTCCCGTTGCCGGAAGTATGTCCGCCGAAATGGTGATCGCCGAGAAAGGACTGCTGACAAATCCCCCAATGGGCGTTGGCGATCGCGTTGAAGCCAGGCACCTCGCACGCGTTGGCGTCGCCCCCGATCATGGTCAGGCCGTTGCGCCCGTTTTGTATGCCCCAGCAGTTGATAATCTTGCCGCAATTTGCGTTGCCCGCGTGAGTCACGTCGGCGGCCCAGCAAATCCCGTCTCCGCCGAAATTGATGAAGCCGCACCGCTCCAGGGTAACGGGCGCCTTGACTAGCGCGCCATGTTCTTCCGCCCCCAAGGTGCCTCCAGCGCTGTAAAAAACGAGATCCGCTATTCGACTGCCAGCCGAACCCTTAGGCGTATTTGTCGTGGTGCCGGTGACCCCGGTCGTATCCCAGCTCTGGCAAATGATGCCGCACGTATTCTTGAACAGGAGCACGGTGTTGCCGGCCCTGTCGAGAGCGGCGGGGCCTGAGCCGGTCAACTCGTAGCTGCCGTCAGTGAGGTCCAGATACTGGGAAAAGCGGTAGATGTGGCGGCCGAAGTGGATCGCGGGGACGGCTTTATAGTAGCTGTTGCCGTGCACCTCTTTCAGCGTGTCGAGGAAGTCCTTGACCTTCAGCCATGAGGGGTAGTCGTCGGTCCCGTTGGCGAAGCTGAAATCCGTCGCATCTCCATAGGCACCGAACATCTCGAAGGTGATGCGCTGGCCCTCGGACAGGCGGAAACCGCGCCCGTTCAAACTCATTATCGACCAGCCCGGATGTGCAGCGACGAACGCGGCATCAACCGCTGGATCGTAGTCGTATATTGCCCCCCCTTTCGGCAAAGCCGGAACGACCGGAGATCGATAGCACGAGGTGGCGATCCTCGTCGTATTGATTGGGATTGTGGCGGTGGAAATGGTGGAGAAGGCGCCGACATTTAGCGCCCCCAATGCCGTGCCAATGTCGAATTCGTAGTTTGCGCCGCCGGAGACGACGGGAATTTTGTCGCCGGCCGCCAGCCCCGCCTTCGTCGGCATGTCGGAGATGCGGGTGCCCGTCATGCTGTACCGATCACGCCGGTAAAGTCGCTGAAATAAGCGCCGACAGTGGCCGTGGCGGTGACGCCATTCGCGTCGGCCACGGTCACCGTCCATGTCGTCGTCACGAAATCGTCTTCCGCAAGGCCAGTTTGCGTGAAAGAAGTGGCCGCCGCGGTGGGGTTGCTGGCCGTCGCCGGAACGCCGGAGTCGGTCTCCGTGAGGACCCATGCGTAGGTATAGGGTGCGGTTCCCCCTGTTACCGTGGCGACAACGGAGCCTGTTGTTGCGGTACCGGTGCCATGGCTGCGTCCGTGGACACTTTCTACGTTGGTAGTGACCGCCAAGGTAACCGAGCCTGAAGGGTTGAAAACGAGGCGGGGGACGTTGTTGAGGTCCCGTATCCACAGCTCCGTGAGTGTGCGCGGCGTGTTCGCGCTGTCTCGGATGACGAGCACGGTCGGCGTGCGCGGGACATTCGCACCATCGCGGATGGTGAGGGCGACCATCAGTATTTCGCCCAAATCTGACCCGCCGCACTGGTCGGATCGGAAGCGCCGGATGCAGTAAGGAAAAGCTCTCCTTTCGACATGGCGGCGGCGTTGTGATAGATGTAGGCGCCCTTGGTGCTCCGGGTGATTTCGCCGGTCGCGGCACCACCGGCTTTGGGGAGCGCACCTAGGGCGGTGAGCGCGTCGACTGCCGTTGCCGATGCCGTGCCGCCGTTGGCGATGGGCAGGGGAGCAGCGCCAGCGAGGAAGCTGTTCAGCCCGGCTAGGATCGTCGGCGGATCGGCGGAAACGGAATAATTATCGACGCCGACCTTCACCACGCCGTTTTCGTCGGTCAGGACGTATTTATAGCTCGCCCCCACAGGCAGCCACATTTCGCCGAAACGGCCATCCGCGCCGGTTGCGACGGGGTTGGTGTTTGCCGAGCCCCCGGTCGGAGCGTTGAAGCTGTCCGTCCGGGACGATGTCCCCGCGACGTACCAGTTGAGCAACCACCCGACGCCGATGGCGCCGCCGGAGGTGAGAACGCTGAAGATTCTGGTGTCGAAGAGCTTGCGTGCCAAAACACTTCATCCTGGTTTCGGATGAGGTTGTCTTGGCGACTGCGCGGCCCTCTACCGCACGGCGGATGCCCGTCGCAGAGTTGTTCTAGCACATCGGGGAAGGCGATGCTATGCTGAAGCGCGGTGCTGCTTCTTTATATCCTGCTCGCGTTGGGCGCGTTCTACGCGCTCAAGCTGATATTCGGAGCCCTACGGTTCCTGTTTGCCATATTGGTTGGCCGCCACGGCCCCTCCGGTTATTGGGAAGAGCCCCTGCCTCCGATAGAGATGGCGCCGCGATTGGAGGGTGATTTCCCCAAGAGCATTCCGGAATTCACTCGGCGATGTGCTGAAGAGCAACGAAGACGCAGCCTCGCGCGCACTCTGTCCGGCCTTTCCCGCCCCGAACCTCAGCAAGTCCGCCCCGCGCTCGATGGCCCTGAGGCCGATGCCGACATGTCCGCCCCCGACCGCCGCCAGATCGGACCCAACGCCTCGGACTAGATTGAAATCGGAATTGGCCTGATCCTCTGCCGCGCGCGCCTGCGTCGCCGAATTTCCATGGACAGCCTGATGCGTCTCGAAGGCGGCTTGCTCATCCTCCATGGTCGCAACGAAGCGGTTGAGGTTCGCCTTGCCTCCGAACACACGCTGAAGCACGGCCCGGCGCTGCGGATTGCCGATCAAGGCGCGCACCTTGTTTGCACCGTCCGGCGAACGCTCCATGGCGTCGGCGATGGCTGAGCGAAGGCCGAGCCCGTATTGCTCTGCCTCGGCCGGCGTCATGTTCTTGATCCGCTGGTTGATTTCGGACGCGGACTTATTGAGTGCGGCCTTGCCGTCCATCATCGCGTCCTTAAGCTGCGCGGGGCCGGCATATTGAGCCCGAGCGTCGGCATAGGTCGGGTTGATCCTGTCCACCTCCCTGAGAAAAGCCTTTCGACTGAGGTCGATCGCGCGGCCCCGCTGATCAAGAATGAGCTTGCCGCTCGGTCCTCGTGGATAGTTGTTGAGTATTTCGTCAAAGCCCCGCTTAACCGCATCCAAAGTCCGCATGTTCGGGACAGACGAAACAATAGGATTACCCGCCTCGTCTGTCCCGGTGATCGCATATTCGGTAGCGTTGAACGGCTTCCCTTCGGCTAGCGCCTCAAGCCGCTGAACCTCCAACCCTTTCGCGAGACCTGTTTTGGTGACCGGATCATCGAGAAACTGCTGAATCCGCGGTGACCAGATCGCGCCCGGTGCGTTGGCTGAGCCGTCAGCCTGAGCCTGCCGCAATCGCCCTAGGTTCGATTGATGCGCGGCCTCGGCGGCTGTTAGGCGGCTTTGGGCGGCCTGAAGCTCATCAGCGGCCCCGCGTTGCGCCCGCAAGCCGCCGCTTGCCCCGTATACATTGTTTCCGGCGCGCGAAATCTCGGCCGCGGCTTGGGTGGAACGCCTTTGAGCAGCGGCAACCGCGCGCCGAGCGGAGGTGACTTCTCCAGAGGATACGCGAAATGCAGAGGCAAATTGCTGCTCAAGAGGTGCCACACTGCCCCCCGCCAGCGCATCTGTGTAAACTGGAGCGGCGTTAGTCTTGGCCTCGTCAATAAGCCGTGCGGATTCCGCCAATACGTCCGTCGTCGGGCCAAGGTCGCGGTTGATGGCGTCCCTCACCCTGTCCATTTGGCCCATTTGTCGCTCTTTGGTGAAGCCCTTGGCGATGGTTCGGGCGGGGCCGGGCTGGCGGGAGACTGAGCTGCCGAGCGCACGGACGTTTTCTCCAAGGTCGGCGAGAACCGCTGGCGTACCGTTCGCTTGCGCCTCGGTAATCACCCTTCCTGCGTCATAGGGGTTGAACCCGTCGTCATGAAGGCGCTGGGCCACCAAACGCGCGCCGACTGTCTTATCCGTCCCTGTGAGCCGGGCAATCGTCGCCATGGGACCGCGGGGGATCGGTGGAGGGGCAGTCGGCATTTCCGTAGGCGCGGACGGTACGGTACGGTCCAAAGGCCTAGCTCCAAGCCCGCCTACAAGCCCGCCCACAAGCGAGGCTATGGTCTGCACCCCTCTCCCAAAACCGGCCTGCCGCGCCGCTTCGCCTGAGAGACCAGCTCCAGCTCCGGACGTTGCGGCAGTAACCGCCCTGATTGGCGCGCCCCCTCCACCGAAGGGCAGGGCGGCGGTGACGCCTCTCACTCCGGCATGAAGATAGTGCTGCCCAGACGTTTCGGGATGGCCGAAGGGAACGCTGTCGGCGAGGGCCTCGACTTGCGCCCCACCGGACATCTCGGGACCGCCTAGAAGCGACGGCGCCAGATGCGAACCAGGGTTTATGACAGAATCTACCATGTTCAAGAAGTCGGCACCGCCATGGAGGACGGCGTTTCCAACCACGGCGAGATTGTGGCCGAGGCTCGTGTCCGGCGGAGGCGGGGGAGGAGGTTTGGGCGTCACATCCCGAACGCGCGCGTCTGAGTGACCGAGATTCTCGTTCAAATGACTTTTGATCGTAAGGCCCAGCGTGCCGGCATAGTTCAGCACCTCGGTTGCGGTGACTCCCGGCTGTCGAACCTTCTCTTGGAGCATGGCGTTGCGCTGCTCGATCGGAAGTTCCGAAGGATGGGCCGGCTCGGCGATGCCGGCGTAAGGATCGGCGCCCGGCGGCGCGGCGGCTGCCACAGGTTGCGCGAAGTCAGCATAGGGATCGCCCATTACTGCTTCCTCATGGTCCGGCCGTCCGTCGTGCGGAAGACCGTGCCCTTGGGGGCACTGCGCGCCTGTTCAGGGCTGAGCGTCGGAATACCAGCGGGTGAAGGTGCCGCGCTCGGAGCGCCCCTCCCGCCGGTCCTGATCTGGTCCAGCGTGGCCTGCCGCTCTTGCTCGATTCCCGCGCTCCGGTTCGCCATATCAATCTTCATCTGCCGAATGGCGGCGCGGAACTGGTCTGCGGTCATCGAGGTGTGAATGAGCGCGTCGGCTTCGTGACGCGCCGCATCGGAAAGCGGGGAGTTGCCGCCGCCTGACATGACGCGGGCATATTCGGTCGCCAACGTCTTCACCGCGACGTCGAAGGCCGAAACCTTCGCATCGCCCGTCGCTCGGCGGCCGGCCTGCTGCCACGCATTGAAGATAGGCGAGCCGGTCGACCCGGTGCTGCCGAGCAAGCTGATAACCTGCTCGGCATTGCGGGTAGCCGTATTTTCGGCGGTCAGGACATTCGCCTTGATGCTGGCGATGCGGGCGAGCTCGGCAAGGCCGGACTTATTCTGGGCCGCAATGACGTTCGCCTCACCCGGACTGATTCCCATCGCCCTCCATTGCTTCGTTGCCTCGGCAAGGATGGCGCGCCGCATGGCCGCAGCCTCTTTGCCCATGCCGAGCGGGGGCATTGGCTGACCGAGTGCGACCTGTCCGCCGATGAACTTGGTCGTGTCGTCGTCGCCAGCGTTGGCCGGGAGCGGGCGGCCAGTGATTTGCGTTCCGCCGCCCGCCGGAGCCGATCCGCCCGCAAACGCAGTCGCAGCAGCCATGCGCGTCCGGCGATCCCGCCCGGATGACCGCTCATAATGCTGGTCTATCAGCGCGGCGGCTTCGGCGGGCGTCTTGGCGGCAAGGATCTTGTCCCGCTGCGCCACAGTCATTCCCGCCGCCTGAGGATTCTGCATTTCCCACACGACGAATTTGGCCTGCTCGGCAGGGGTCGCTTGAGTGACGGGCTTGCCGATGATGCGCTGGAAGGTGGCCGCTCGATCAGTATGCCACTGGCCTATACCGCTCGCGGAGCCGCCATCGCCTTGCGCGCCATCATAGCCGCCCTCAACGTGGAAATTACCCATGAAGCCGGCAACCACGGGAGCTGGGAGACCGGCACTCGAAAGCGCGGAAGCCACAGACGCCGCGGCTGGCGACATACCGACGCCAGCGGACAGGGAGGGGCCTGAGGGGGTTCCATCCGCGCTCAGGGTGAAGGTCTGGTGGGTTTCTGGATCGAAGCCGTAGGGAGTGGTGGTTCCGTCCGCATTGTGGACCTCGAACGTGGTGTAGTGCTTGGGTTTCGGATTTTCGGCGATCAGCGCGCCCGTCTCCGGATTGCGAAACTGCGTTCCTTCAGGGACAGCTACCGGCTTGCTCGCCTCCAGCACCTTTTCGAAATCCCTGCCCCTGTCGATAAGCCAATCAAGACCGTGGTCCGACATATCGGCGCGGGCGATCTCCTGCTGATTGACGCCTTGGGCGACGAGATCAGGAGCGAGTCGATCGCGCTCAGCCGCTCGCTGCTCGAGCGGCAAGCTGCGCAAGTGATGGGCGGCGGTGGCGACGGCGGTGTTATGCTGCTGCACCCGCTTGAGCTGCGCGTCGTCCATCTGCTGGAGGCTAGTCGAGAGCTTGAACGCCGTGTCCGGATCGACGGCGACGAGCTGGCGAATGACGTCCTGATTCTGCTCGATCCAGGATTGGGGGGTTGCTGCGGGGGCACTCGACGGGACCGTAGGAGCCGCAAGAGCCACTACAGGCGCCGGGGCGGGCGCTGAGCCAGTCGAGGCCACCGCGGCGTCTGGAGGCGCTGTAGCTGGCGCTATGGGGCTCTGGGAGGCTGATGCGGTGATCGCGGCGTTTGGAGCCGAACCCGGCCCCCTGACCTTCGCCATGATGCTGAGCATGTTGTGCTCGCGTTCGAGCTGCGCGTCTTCGCGCTTGATCTGGCGCTCCGTCAACATCGCCTGCACCCGCCGCTGCCGCGCGGTGTCGTAAGCCGCGAGGACGCCGGGGATATCGACCTGTTCGATGCCGTAGGGATTCGCCATGGCCTACATCCCGTACACGGGAGGGAGTGGCGTCGTCGGCTTGGCCGTGAAACCGCCTCCGGAGCTGTACAGATAGGCGGACAGGGCGTTGTTGATCGTGCCGTTGATCGCCGAGCCGGTATTCGCGTAGGAGGACGCGCGGGCGTCGCCTGCCCTGCCATAGGCCCCGGCCATGCCCGCCGTGGCGTTTTCACCGGCCGCAACGGTCGCATTGGTCGCGTTCTGCCCGAAACCGGCTATCTGTGCCAAACGGTCGGAAAAGCTCTGATATTCAGACGAAGCAAGCCCCTGAGAATAACGGTCGAGCGCCTTGACGGTGGCGCCCGAGCCGAGAAGCCCTCTGGCCGCAGCCGAGCGTTCGACAGCCTGATTTCCCTGGTCCAGGCGGAAACGATAGCCGGGCGAGGTGAAGAAGCCGCCATAGGCGTCCGCTGAAGGATTATCCGTTCCCTCCCCGCCCGTGGGCGCTCCGTTTACCCCGTACATCCCTGCCAGCTTTGAAAGCGCGATTGCTCCTGTGGTTCGCCACGGGGCGAGATCGGCGCGAGACGTGTCGTATTCGCGGCGATATTCCCCAACCTGGCTGTCGGCGGCCTGCTTCTGCGCCTTTGCCGCCTTACCGCCGGTAATCATGGTCGTGGCGCCGCCGATCACTGCCGCGCCGATTGTTGCGCCTATTGGCATGATGCGACCTCCACCTTGCCCCCATCGAGTGTGACCAGATGCGAGCGGACATTGATCGTTAGAGGGTCGTAGGAAGCGATCTCGATGGGCCCATAGCCCGCGAACCGTGCCCAACGGTTATAGAGGACGCAGCCTTTGTCGGGCTGGCCCGCGAGAAACATCTCGACCGAAGCGCCGACATAGAGATCATGCGCCGGATCGTGTTCGTGCGTCGGCTCGTCCAGGAGCCCGTGAAACCACGCCCCGCCGCCCCTCAGCCAATCTTGGCGCTTGATCCATTCCGGGTAGCGCAGGGCGTAGAAGCTGACTGTCTTCGACCCTTCATCCGTCTGCCAAGCATTGGCGCGGGTGAATTCGGGGGCGAAGCCGACTTTGCGGGTCAGTGCGGTGGCGGCGACGTTGCCTTCTACGACGCGGGTCAGCAGTTCCATTGCCGGGGTGGCGAAGAACATGCAGCGGATCGCGGTTTCGGCGGCCTCGAAGACATAGCGGCCGCGAACATGGGGCAGTGCGAAGGAGTGGACCTCGTAAACCGCCGGCTCGAGCAAATGGACGAGGAAGGCGCAATCGTGGAAGAGGAAGCCGATATTTTCGGCGTTCGCGAAAAAGGCCTCAAGGTCGACCGGACCCTGTCCCTTCTGCACAACAAAGGGCAGCACGGAAGGGTCGTTGACGATCCTGTGGAATTCGCCGACGTCGCGGCTCAACCGGAGGTCGGAGGCGGGATTGCGGACGGGTGACTGAAGCATCGCTTTCCAGACAGGTGACTAGCGATCTTCTGTCTGGGTGCCCGGCGTCGATCATTCCGCCAGCTTGCGCCGCACGGGGAGGTTATAGCCGAGGACGGCCCTTCGCGCAACTAAGAGTGCAGGATCACCTTGTAATCGGTCCCATTGAAGCTGACCGTGACGTAATGCGTCCCCGCCAGCACACCCGCGGTAGGAGCCTGGTCGAGCCGAAGCGTCGTGAATCGGCCCGATGCTGGAACGATTGCACCGACCGACACGCCGTCGATATGGTCGCGGAACGCCACCTCATCCCCCTCTCGAGAGAGGACGCGATTGTCGGCGTCGGCGGTAATGTCGGCTACCTGTCCCACGGAATTGGCGTGACGGCCGATCACGCTGCACGCGGAGCCCTCACGAAGCTGCAAATTACCGATGCCGTGATCCGCAACGGCGATTGCCACGCCGGCCGAGACAGGCCCGCCGCCTGTGAGGCCGGAGCCAGCCGCCACCTCGCCGGCCTCAATGCTCGTTTCCTTGCGCGAAAACCAGCGGTACCATTCTGGCGTCACGTTGCCATTCCGGTCCACCATAGGCGTGTTCGGAGGGGGTATGCTGCCGGCCATTTATCGAATGTCGGCGAAGTAGCTGATGACGAGGCGCCTGACCTTATCCGGCAGGGTGAGCCTGATCTGAAGCTGGCGGAATTCGACGTTCGGCCGCCAGACGGCGCGGGTCAGATATTGGCCCACCGCCCCCATGGAGCGGAACATTTCGTTGCACCAGTTCCGGCCCCCGTCGCGGCTGTATTGCATAATGATCTGGGGATCCGAAACGGCGGAATTTCCCACCCCGGTTTCGCAATGGGCTTCGAAGGCGTAGATGGTCACCCGTTCGCGCTTTCCCTCGATTGTGGGAAGCTCGATGATGACCGGCATGGGATCGCCGTCCTCATCGTAAGCGTCGAGATCGGGCGTGTAGAGCCGGCCGGTCGCATTGTCGCCGAAGATGGTCTGATCATAGGCCGTGACCGCGCAGCCGACTCGGTAATTCGACCTTCCAAAGCTGATCCGCTCCGCCCAAGCCTGGGTCGCCATGTCGTAGCAGAACGAGCCGACATCGGTGTTGAGGCAGTAGAATGTGTGCCCCTCTTGTGTATAGGTGAAGGCCCGGAACCAGCTCGCCTGCGCAAGCTTGAACTCGATCGAATGGGTGGAGACGCGCACCGGCTGATATCCGTCCAGGCGGTAGCAAATTCGATCATTCCCGATGAAAAACACCGTGTTGTCGAGCTTCGCCATCGAATCCTTGTCGATGCAGCCCCGTTCGATGAAGGCGTTGCCCTGCCGAGCGAACGGAAAATCGGCATCTCCGCTGTCGTACCAGACCTCGAATGTGTCGGTGCCGGGGAAAAGCAGCTCGCGATGACTGTTGACGGCGCCGACCAGATGGTCCGGGTCGCCCTCCACCGTGGCGACGTCCAGAGGATCGTAAACCGTCCCGGCGTTCAGCCCTGAAATGATGAACTGGTCGGAATTGGCGATGGTCCAGACGAAATAGCCGTCGATATAGGCGACGTGCGAGACATCGGGCAGGTTGAGGGGTGTGCTGATTACCCCTCCGGAATAGACATAACCGATGATCCCGCCGCCGTGGATCGCGAGCTCGGTTCCGTTATCGACGATTGTGACGGGCTTCGTGCCCGGGATGGTGCCGAGGCTGGTTTCCGTTCCATCGGCCGCGATGCTGTAGAGCGTGTCACCGACCACGCCATAGAGAACCGATCCCATGCGGTGCGCGCCGCGGACTGCCAGAGCCGAGATGTCGGCAAACCGGGCCAGGCCGGGAACGGCCATGATCGCAAAATCCTCGGCCTTGTCGCCGTCCGCTTTTTCGGCGAAGGCGTTGACGAGGCGGGAACCCGACCAAGGCTCGGACCGGCCCTCGCTCTGTTGCAGTGCCGGCTTAAGCTTTAGCACCATTCATAATCCGGCTGAATGAAAATGCTGGCCGGTTCTGTGTCCCATCCCCTGAGCTGGCCTAGCAGAATTCCGGCCTTGCGCTCGATCTTGGCCGCCAGACGCGCGTCGTTGACCGGGTATTCGGTTTCAAGGTCGTTGGCGAGGTTCCACACGATCGCCTGAAGCCACTCTTGCGGCATGTCGAGATCGTCGTTCGAGGAAATCATGTCCTCGATACGGCGTAGATAGGTGATGTTGAGCGTAAACAGGCTTGCGACGGAGGCCGAGGGGGCGGGCCAGAGGTAGAGCGTCCCCGTGGTCGTCTGAGGGTCGTAATACCAGCTTACCGGCGTTGAGGGAGAAACCGTCTTGTTCGGCTGATCGAAATAGCCTTGCCGTGACATCTCCCCCAGAGGGACTTCCCGGCCGTCGTAGCTGCGGCGAACCGACAGGACCCGTCCGGGCTTGGGCGTGAGGATGTAGGCCGCGGTCGAATCGACGAGGGTCAGGGTCCGCTCCGTCTTGGACCACAGATGCTCCATCGTGTTGAGCGTCTTCAGCAGAAGGTTGAGGCTCGATCTGCCGTCCTCGTACATGCGGGCCGTGAGAGCCTCACCCTCACTTGCTTTGCCGAGGACGTGAAAAGCCTTCTCGACAAGCTGCGAGGTGTTGAGCGCGAACGAGACGGAGCCGGAGGTGGTCATAGCGAAACGACCTCGCCTTCGCCAAGCAACGCGGCGCCGTTTTCCAGCGTCATCGGCCTGCCGTCTTCCCAGAGGATGTTCTGGGCGATGTAGCGGTCGGGTGGTTCTGGGCGCGCAAAAGGTAGAGCCATTCTATCCGCCCTGCCCCGAACAAAATCCTGAGGATGGCGTTTGTCGACGAAGCGGCGGTCGACCATCTCGCCGTCCCACTGGCGGACGAGGTTTTCGAGCGGCACCTTGAAGCCGCTGGCGGGATCGATCGCTCGAGGCGTCGGCAGGGGCTGGTTTCGGCGGCGGCGCATGTCCAGACTTTCGCAAGGGATCGTCTGGCTGGTGCGGTGCGGGCCGATCAAATCCCGCGCGCGTGGCGCTGCACGGGCGCTTTCTAGCACAGAGGCGCTAGGGAGGAAAGTGTGTGGTGAAGCGGTGTTCCACCTCGCCGATATGCGCAACCTCTCGGCTCAAGTCCTGGTCGACGTAGATCGCGAAACCGGCGGCCCGCAACCGCTTGCACAGGAACCGATCCTCACTGCCTCCGGCGAACATGGGAAAGCCGATTTTCCGCAAGGCGTCGGCCGCCACGAGAAACACACCCATCCCCGTCGATTCCGCCTCTATCAGCCCTGTCGTTTGCGAGCTGGTGACGAGTAGCGAGCCGTCCAGTGCAAGGGCCGTAGCCTCGAATGGAGCGACGCGGCGAGGCTGGTTGATACCGACAACGGGCTTTCCGCGCCCCAGAAGGCGTATGAGTGTGTCGGGCGGGAAAGAATGGTCTGCGTCCAGCCACAAGAGCCAATCTGCCCCGCCTTCCAACGCCTGTCGGGCCAGCAGCGTTCGGCCATAAGCGAGGTCGGAAGACTCGGCGCTGACGAAGCCGAATTGGACTTCTGGCAGGGCCCGCGACGAATAGAGCAGCAACGGCCCCAGGCTCGACATGAAGCCGTAGCGCGGACTGCCATGGCAAGGGACGCAAACGGTGATTTGCACCCCCAAGGTTCTAGCCGGGATTAACTCCTCGGGAAAGCGGAAGTAGGGGACGTATATCCAGAATCCGAAGCATAGCGGGCGACGCCCTTGGTAATGCGCACCTCATCGATGTGCCCGATGAAGCCTAGCGCGAGATTATCGATGTTTCCGATGACTACACGCGATGTGGCGTCGAATACCGTTGCGGGCGTTCCGCCCGACCCGAGCATGACACCATCTGCATAGACCCGATAGATAGTGCCGTCGAAATCCCCGGCGATGTGATACCAGGTCGAAATCGTAGGCGCGAAGTTCGCCGCAATCTTTGTCGTGAGCACGAAGCCCGTCGTTGACACGCTAAGCGATATCTGTGTGCCATTCCATGCGAGCTGCCAGCCTCGCTGGTTGCCAGTCGTCAAGGACTTGCCCATCAGCACACGCGAGGTGACTGTAACGTCCGTCCAGTAGAACCAACCCTCCAGCGTAAAGGGAGCGGAGCCGAACTCAAAATTGGCGCTGTCGGGCATTCGGGCGCCATCTCCAATGGTCGTCTGGAGCAATGAGGATGAGCCGAACTTCTTTTGAGCAGTGGAGGTAACCGCACTGCCCACCACTGTCACAGTGTTGGCGATCAGGCTTTCGTCAGTTACCGACGTGCCCCCATTCGACCCTTCAAAGCCGGAGAGGAACACGACGCTGGCAAAGCTGGGATCGCCAGACGCACCCGCTGGCGCTTGCCCTCCCTGCCCCCAACTCTGGTCTATACCAACGCCAACGCCGGCTCCGACGCTCATATCAATAGGCCAGGAACAGGCCGGTCGCGGTCGCGGCGGTGATCTTGCTGAGCTGGTACGGATTCGAGCCGACGACGACGGGAAGCGCCGTGACCGTCAAGCCATTTGCATCCGTGCCGGTGATCGTGCCGGCGACCGTGGCGATGACGCCGCGGCATGTCTCGAAGGCAGTCGCGCCCGGCGTGCAGGCCACGAATTTCGAATAGGGTCCTACGTCCTTTGACCGTCCCGACATCTACGCCTCCGGTATCACTTCCCAGCCGTTGCGCTTGATCGCAGCGGCCAATTTCGTGTCGCCTCGAGCCTCAGCCAGTGGGCGTTGCCAGATCAGGCCGCCATCGGGCGCAAGGACCTCGTAATTGCCGTCCCTGACCCGCCCGATCTGACGCTGCTTCACTCCGGCAGCGACCAGCCGTTGGCGCGCGCCACGTCGAGAAAGGCCGCATGGCCCTTTTCGAGCTTGTCGAGCCGGTCGGCGTGCGAAGGCTCCTTGGGCTGCTTCGCGTTTTGCTCGTCGGCTCCGGCGCCCATGTTGGCGATGGGTTCGGGGGCGGCCTTCGCGGCCGGTTTCTTCGCGGGGGATTTCGCCATGTCAGGTTCTCCTTATTCTCAGGAATCGGCCGCAGGGATCAAGAATCCGCTCGCGCCGACCGCGCCGGTGACCAGATTGTTGAAAGCCGCGAGGCCAACGGTGGTGGTGAACAGCAGGTCCGTGGTCGTGGTGAGCGTCTGGATCTTGTTGTTCGCCACGATCCCGGTCGAGGTCGTACCGCCGACGTTGATGAACGAGCCGCCCGCCGTGGTCGTGTTCGGACGATAGCCCAGATTCTCCACGGCGATCAGGTTGGTGAGAATGCCGGCCGTTACGATGACGCCGATGGCGACGTCGTTCTGCACCGCCCACTTGAGGTAGTTGCGGCTCAGGTTGAGGCGGTCGATCGTGTTCGCCGTCAGGATCGTCGTGTTGTTCGAGGTCACGCCGAGGTTGATGACGATGTTGTCGTTGAAAACGAGGCCGTCCGCTGTATTGGCGCCGCCGGTCGTCTTCACGATGTTGAGGAAATTGAGGATCGAGCTCGTGTCGCGGAAATAGCAGTTCTGGACCGCGAATTCCTTGGCCGAGGCGACGGTGAAGCACGCGGCTATCGACAGGAAATTGGCGAAGAATTGGCAGTTCTGGACGCTGATGTTGTCCGCCGAAACGGGGATCGTGGCCGTGTTCGCCGTGTCGAGCGTGAACTTCGGGCGATTGGTGCCGGACCCGAGGCCGACGATGGCGACGCCGGCGATGTTGAGGTTGAGGGCGGTGGCCGAGGACACCGTCTCGGCATGGCCGGGCTTGATGACGATGATGTCGCCGCGATTGGCGATGCACTGGCTGATCGCGTAATTGAGGCTGGCGAACGGGGACTCATAGGTCCCGCGATTGCCGTCCGATCCGCCCCGCTGACCCCCGAGAATGGTGGCCGCGTTGCTGACCCAGAACACCTTGCCGGGGTTGGTCTGCATGATGGGCACACCGCGAATGGTGATGCCCTGCGAGAAGCCCTGCGGATAGTTGGAGAACGGCATTTCAGTCAGTCCTTTCCAGGAGGTTCTGGACGAACGCCGTTGCCGGCGCCTGGATTGGCTTGACTGAAACCGCTCGTCGCCATTCGAGCAGGCGGCATCGGTAGCATATATCGAGGCGCTATGCTAGTGCCTTGGGATGCCCACGATCCGAACAGGTGGCCCGCGCCTTCGCAAAGACGGGAATCCCGACATGCGGTTCAAGATGAGCCGTGATTACGCGCCGTTTGTCGCCCCAAAACCTGACAAATGGCCTTGGACTACTCTCGGCCATGACTTTGAAACCGGGGCGGAAATACGAATCACAAGCTCCTAGCCACAAAGGAAAGGGCCGATCCCCAGAAGGAAACCGGCCCTCCCCAAGCGGCGAGGAAGAGGAGAAACTGGCCGCTACGCTCCCGGCGAGCCGTAGAGCGCGCGCGGATCGGTCCAGCCCGTGCTGTAGCGCTCGTAGCCCTTGTACTTGAGGTTGGAGGTGTCGAAATCGCCGTCCTGCGCGAAGGCGGCTTCCTCGCGCTGGAACAGCTTCAACCCCTCCGGCGCATTGGTGCGGATGAAGAAGGCATCCGTGTCGGTCAGGTAGTGGTTGACCTTCGCGCCGTCCGGGAAGATGCCCAGCGCCTTCATCGCATTGATCGCGTTGTTGGCGGTGTCGTTCTGACCAGTTGACTTGAGGATGCGGGTCGCCTCGAACGCGAGGCCGGGCGGGACGATCAGCGACTTGGGCATCAGCGCTATCCTCATGCCGCGGCTGTTCGTCGCCTGCATGATCTGGACCGCTATATCCTCGAGCGCCGCCTCCGAAATGTCGGACGCGGTGGTCAGCGTGTTCGACCAATTCCCCGACAGCGAGGGGTGATCGGTGGCCAGCAGAGCCTTGCCATCGGCGCCGGTGTAGGACGAGGAGAAGGCGCGGTTGTAGATGTTGGCGACCACGTTCTCCTTGGTCTGCCGGAACGAGAAGCCGAGGCTGCCCGTCCGCTGCATCCCGAGCTTCTCGTACTGGTCGTCGACGATCGCTTCATGGGTGATGATGAAGCCCAGCGCGTAGGCGATGTGGGTGTAGCGGGCCGTAACCCCCTGGCCGGCGGTGTCGTAGACGACCGAAGCGCCCTGCGTCTTGATCGGAGCCATGCCGAAGCCGGTCATCTCCTGATCTTCCTCGTAGGCCTTGTCCGAATCGAACACGTCGACGAGGTCAGGATATTCCTTCGGATGCTCGGTGTAGGAGGCGCCCCAGCGGGCGTTGAGGCCGGGCCACAGGAGCTTGGCGATCTGGCCGGTTGTGATGATTGGTGCGCTCATGGATCAGACCCCCGCAACTTGGTTGGAGAAGAGGTGGCGGTTGATCCGCACCAGGAAGCGAAGCGGCGAGGAGGTGTTGTCCACGTCCACGCGGTTCACGACGTCGACCAGCTTCAAATCGAGCGTGTTGGTCGTCGCCTCGGTCGTATTGTCGAGCGTGAAGCCCGACCAGCCGGTGACGGTGGACCCGGTGCCGGCGACGAAGTTGGCGTTCATCCCGATATCGGCGACGGCGAGCGGCGTGCCCGAGTTCGCGTCCTGGATCTCGAACAAGGTGTTCGGATCGTCGTCGACGAAACACTGATAGGCCGCCGAGGCAGCGCCGTAGACCGTTGAATCGCGGGTGGTTGGAAGCGCGCCCATGAAGACGCCGCAGATCACGTCCCCGGTCGCGGCGCGAACCACGTCCTGAGTCGTGATGCCGTTGATGGTCTGGGCGGTGCCGGCGATCTTCACCGGGTCGCCCCGATAAAGCGCGGTGCCGTCGCCCGCGGCGTGGGAATAGAGACGGGGGCCACCGGAAACGGTCTGGCTATTCACCCCTCGGACGGGGACCAGCCCCATCGGTGCATTTGCATTGGCCATGAAGGCAACCCCGTGCTCCAAGCCGGAGCTTCAGGGGTCGCCCGTCAGCCCGACTTGATGGAACCCTGGCCGTATGTTTCTTCTGGAGACATCTGGCCGGTGGAATCCCTGCCAGCGCGGATCGCATCATCGACCGTGCGGCAAGCCGCTTCCTTCTCGGCTTCACCCTGGGCATAAAGCTCGTCAGGGGTTTCCATCAGGAATGCGTGGAGAGGTTCGCCGTTCGCCTTTGTGCCTACGAGGCGGGAGACGCGCGAACCGGGGCCGGATGTCTGGAGTCCCGTTTCCGAAACATGCTCATACCCCAATTCGGCGGCGGTCGCAAGCCTGTTCGCGTCGTCGTTGAAGAAACGACGCTTATAGCCGGGTCGAGTGGGAGCAGAGAGCTTGAGCGCATGACCGCCAACCGAGGCGCGGCGGCGCCGTTTTCCGGGCTCAGCGGTGGGCTCAGGCGCAGCCGCAACGGACTCTGCCACTGGTGCGGCTGCCACGGCGGCTGGCTGCTTGGTGACGGTGCGGCGGCGAGCTCGGCGCGTGCCTGTGCGGGGGCCGGTCATTTCTTGCTCCAATCGTAGCTGGCGAGGTAATCGTCTTTCTTCTTCAGCAGGCCGGATTTGACCCATTTTTCGGCCAGGCGTTCGCCGATGCGGCGCTCTTCAGGCTCCATATCGGCCCAGGACTTGCCGCGGTTGGGTGGACGGCCGCCCGTGGGACCGGCGACATCGCTCGGAGGCTTAGGGCGGGGCTGCTTCGCGCCGACCGATGGATATTTTTCCTTCACCAGCTCGCCGATGTAGGCGAAGAACTCGACCGGCGGCATGGTTTCTGTCTTCGCGATATGCTTCTCGGTCATGCGATCGGCATAGAGACGGGCGTTGACGTCAATCTCAGGCGCCGAGGCGAGGTTGGCGCGGTCGTACCATTCGTTCTTCTCGCGCCAGTCGTCCCATGCCTCCCTAGCCTCCTCGGCGGTTGCCTGATTTGGTTTCCCCCCGGGCATATCCTTGCTCAGCTCGCCGATTTCCTTCGAAATGGCGCGATGGGCGTCAAGGTCGCCCTCCTTAACAGCCTCTTCCTGCCTTGCGGTGAGGTCCGCCAGCGCGCGGGTGTAAGCCCGCTCCTCCGCCTTGCCGAAATGGGACGACGCCTGCCGGAATTGCTTCTTCAGATCGTCGATTTCCCGCTTCAGGCGCTTATTCTGCGCCTTGATGAGCGGCATGACCTCGTCGCCCTTCTTGACGAAGGTTTCGGCGTCGGTCCAGCGGGTCGGGTCGCCCTTGAACTCCTCCTTGGGGAGCCAGCCGAGGTCACGTGCCTCGCTTTCGAAATCTCGCTGAGGCGCTTCCTCGCCGGGGATGTGAGTGCCGGGCTCTTCTTCGATTGCCGGTGCTGCGGATGCCATGTCTATTCCTCGCTCTTTGTCTTGGTGGGAATAGCGGCCAAAGCCGGCCGCAATAGCGATGTCCCGGCCAGCAAGCGGGCCTTGGCGCGGGAGAAGATGGGGACCTTCACGCTCCCTCCTCCAGACGCGCGATCACGTCTTCGTCGTTCATGATGCGATAGTCCTCGCCATCGGCGCCCTTGAAGAGGATGCCGCCATATTTTGCGATCATGATGCGGTCGCCGGGCTGAGGGCGGGTGAATTGAGGTGAGCGGGCCGCAGCTTCCTCCCATGCGTTTTCACCATGGGCGATCAGCGTCCCTTTGACGGTCGCGTATTTCTCGCGTTCTTTCGTCTCGTCGGGAATGATGATGCCGCCCTTGGTCCTGGTCTCGACAGGGTCGGGACGAACGACAACGCGAAGATCGAGGGGGGTGACGCCGGAGGTGTTCATGCCACGGCCTCCAGCTTGTGCTCCAAGTGGAGGACGGTGATTTGGCCACCCGTGTGTGTGTCACGCCGAGCCGCAATCGCGAGCGCATCAGAGGCGTCGGCACCTGCGTCCATCGCTCCGATGGCGAACGCCCTGCCGCTTCCCGTGGCAGTCGGCACGTCTTCTGGAACGGCGCGGCACTCAGCATCGTAGCAAAGGCACGTCCCGTCCGTTTGCAGGACAAGGGCCTCGAAATTGTTGGTGTCGATCTTTGGCTTCTCGCCGCCCTTTTCCAGCCATTCGACGAATGGCTCAATATGGAAAGCAGAGCCCGAAACTCCGACGATGCGGCCATCACTCAGGGGCCGCACTTTGACGAACCTTCTGCCAAAGATCGCATCGCCGCACGTCGCCAGCCCGTCTCCCGCCATGCTCTTCCCGTCACAGGCTATCGTCGTCATCGCTCACCTCGATCCCGTATTGCTCTGCGACATCATGCCAGCTGATCCCCGCCAGTTGGCCCAACAGGACCGCTTGGCCCTGCTCCTCCGGCGACATCGGGGCCCCCCGGGCCCATGCCGCCATCAGGTCCGATTGGCGGTCCTTGAGGAACTGGAGGTATTCCCTGGTCAGAGGGTTGTCCTTCCACGCCAGTAACCCCTCCTCCGTTTTGATTGTCATGACTCAGATCGCTCCCTGTCTCTGTGGCGGCTTCGGCGAGGGCGGCGGCGTCCTGCCGAAGCCCAACCTCGGCGAGGGCTGCCGCTGCGGCTGCTAGATCGTTGGCCGCGGCCGCGTCTTGTGCCCGCACCTTGGCGGCGCCTTCGACCTTTGCGCGCTGCTCCTTCATGCCTTCGAGCAGAACTTTCGGATCGGGCGCCGGCGGAGGCACGGTCAGCAGCGTTTTGATGTCGCGCTCGCCCAATGCCTCGAACACGCGCTTGCGGATTTCCTGCTGGTTAACGAGGATGTCGCCGTTGAAGCCCATCAGGGTCTGCGCACGCGCCATCTTCTGCATGTCGGAGGCCATTTGCGGGTCGGAGACCGGGATGACGTCCAGATCCTCGTCCTGATAATCCTCGCGGCCGATCTTCTGCGGCTGTTGCGGCTGCGGCTGGCCGTCCGGCCCCTGCTGCGGAGCCTGGTCGTTGAGCTGGAAATACTCCTCCTCGTCCAGATAGTCGCGATTCAGGCGGCGAAGGATGCGCAGCTCCTGCCCGAAAGCCCGATGGATACGCTTGAAGATGGCGGTCATGACCTTGTGGCCCTGCTCGATCAGGGCAAGCGTGGTCGTCGCGGGTTGGTTCGCTGTCCCCTCGCCGGTCATCACGTCTTGAACGGAGGTGATTTCCTTCGCGGCGCCGATCAGCATCTCGAGCAACTGGAACAGGACCGACGAGGGGCCCGGCGTGTTGAACGGCACGATGTTGTCCTTGAGCGTGCCGCCGGTCACGTCGACCCGTTTCCACTCGCCAAGGCGAATTCTCATCTCGCCGCCCTTGATGTTCACCCCCGAGCCGAGGAACCCGCCCTGGGCGTTTTGAAGGGCGCCGGCATCGAGCATCTGGTTGAGCGTCGTGTCGATCGTAGCGGTGATGTCCTCCAGCAACGCCCCGAAGCCGATGTCGTAGAACGAGCCGTCCGGAGCCGGGATGAAGCCGTATTTGGTGAAATACTGGCGGCGCTCGATCCGGACTACCTTCTCCGCCAGGTGGGCGTTCGACTCGTCCAGCTTTGACAGCTTGAGCGTCTTGCCTGCTGCGGAGACCGTCACCTCGTCCGCGCCGAAGCATGGCACGATCCGGGCCACTTCGCCCTGTTTGGTCGTGGTGACGACATAAGGCTCCGGATAGCCATCACCGTCCAGGTCCATCGTCCTGTGCTGCTCGTAGAACTCGACCAGCGCGTCCTCGTCCTCCGCGTCGTCGTTGTCGTGATCGATGCGAACCCTGAGCCAAAGGCCGGCGGCGATCTTCTCTTGCACCTCGTAGGGGTAATATCGGAGGACGTGGGTGTAGCGAGGGGCTGTCTCCAGAGACTTGGCCCAGTAGTTGATGATGAAGTCCTCGCCGGACACCATTTCCGACGTATTCGCGTTGGCGATGCTGTCGTAATAGGTCTTGCGGAAGACGCAGCCTGTGATCGGCAGCATGAGCAGGAGGCGGTCGGTCTCCTCTTCCCATCCCGGCATCCGGAACAGGAGCTGCCATGTCATGTGTTGGCCGATGCGCTCGGCTCGCGCCTGCTTCTGCCCGTCCGGATCAGGACCAAGAACACGGCCTTTGACGAGATTCGAGCCGTCGACGATCGCCGGATAGGCGCGAGCCTGGAATTGAACCGCAGCCGTGGTCAGCAGCGGGAATTTGACGTTGGAGGCGCGGGGCCAAGGGAAATTCTTCGTCGCCCGGACCTGCATCGCCATGTCGAGCCATTTTCGATAGCGGCCGAGCCAATCGCCATCCTCCCCGCCCTCGCCATTGCCCTTGCCACGCGACCGCTCATCTATTTCGACGTCACGGATGACATGGCTGCCGATCTTCGTGACCTCATTGTCGTCCAAGTGCTCGGCGAGGTTGATGCTGGGCTGGAGGATTTCGGAGAGGGTCAGGTTCACACGGGCGTCGGGCGCCAGTTCAGCGGCACCCACTTCGGCCATGTCGGCGAGACGGTTTGCTGCGCCGGCCATCAGAGCACAACCCCACGAGAGCGAAGCGCCCGCCTCATCGTGGGCGAATGGTCCACCTGCTCTTCCGCCGTGATTCCGCATTGCCGGCAGATCGACCACAAGCCAAAATCATGACCGCCGAAAAACCGACACCACCGGTCCTTAATTTCGTACCGCAGCCAAACATAAGCCTTCGCCCATGCCGCAGTTGACAGGCGCTGTTTCCGGTTACACGGGAAGCGCCCGGTCCATGCCGAAGACCAAAAATGGTTGGGGAGATATTCGCCTTCGCGCATCAATACCCCCCAATGTCCGAACGGCCGTCGTCGCCATATTCGTCCTCGTCGATCTCTTCCTGTGTCGGCAGGACCGGAACGGCGAAGGTCAACGCCAAGCCGTCACCATCATCGGGCGAGGCAAGACCGCGCGCCTTCATGTGCTCCTTCTTTTCGAGCTGGATTTCGTCGCGGGCGTTGAAGCTATATTCGACGCCGGTCAGGTCGTCGGCCAACTCTTGGTCGTCGGGGATTGCGCCGCCGATCATCCATTCGCGCATGATCGCCCACATCTCGGCGCGGCGGTTCGCGACCTTTGTCCATTCGCCGAGCTTCACTGCACCTAGCGGCTTAGAGCCGAACTGCACGCCGACACTCGGCACGTTCATCTGTCTCAGCCGGTCGACGACACCCGCCCCAATGCCGCCCTCATCGACACAGACGAGCGCTGCCTTGTAGATCCGCTGCGCCTCTGCGGCCTTCGCGGCGAGCTGCATCGTATCGAGGCCGTGGAACTTTAGCGGCTTGATCGATCGCGCGTCCCTGCCACGGCGGAAGTAGATGGTCGAATGATCATCGCCGAACCGCGCCACATCGACGCCGATGACGAGTGGCTCGGTAAGCTCGACCTTGACCTCACGCTTGCGGGCGGCCTCGACAACGTCCGTTGCCATGAACTGCAGCGACGAGGTCGATGGGAACATGCCGCGGACGCGCACCTTCACGATGTCGCTGTCCTCGCCGTAGGTCGTTACGAGCTCGTCAAGATAGGCCTTGTTCGTGCCCTCGACCATGCGGCTGTCTATCTGGTAAGTTTTCCACAGGCCGCGATGCTTGCCGAAGCATTCGCGGAACCGGCCAGTGGCCTGGGTGGGATTGCCGAACGCGATCCAGATGATCTCGGTCTGCTCGTCGGTCAGCGCGCCCTCGGCGACCTCCCACACCTTGTCGTCGATCTTGGACGATTCGTCGAAGATGATGACGATGCGCTTGCCCTGATTATGCAAGCCGGCGAACGCTTCGGTGTTATGGGCGGACCAAGTGACGAGATCGGCGCGCCAGCTATCCTCGTGGCCGGGAACGACGGAAGCGAGCTTCGTTGCGGTCGACTTGAACCAATCCGCGGTGATCGCCAGCTTCGCCCATTTCGTCAGCTCGGGGCTCGTCTTGGTCAGAAGCTGCGATTCTGTGTTCGCGGTGATGACGATGCGGCAATCGTCACAGGTGTCGAGCGCCCATTTGCAGATCATGGAGATTTCGGCCGACTTGCCAATGCCGTGCCCCGAGGCAACGCCTATGCGCAACGGGAGGTGGCGGGTGTCCGGGTTTTCCAGATGCTCGCGAATGTCCTCCATGACGTCGCACTGCCAATCTCGGGGGCCGTCCACATCCGCTAGCGGACCTTCTCCCCATGGATAGGCGTAGAGGGCGTGGCCGAGCGGGTCGTGCGTGAAGCCGGCGATGTCGTTCGCCAGCATCCTGAGTGTGTCAGGCTTAGTCGCCATTGTCGGCCTCTGCGACGCGCTGGCGGCGTTGGGCTATGATCTCGGCGAGGACATCGATCGTCTCAGCCCCTAGATCGACGGTCGTCGCCGCGAGCTTGGGGTGACAATACGGAGCGGCTTGTTTCGCAGCCTCGAATCGTTCAGCGTCATGCCTGGATTCGTCTCGAAGGATGCCGAGCATATAATCGAGCGGTGTTAGGCCGGAGGCGGCAATCTCCGCAGCTTTTGCAGCAGTCGCGCGGTTTGGAACCCCTTTCGGCCTCCCCGCTCCTGCTCTCGCCCCGCCCATTTGATTTCCCCCTGATACTTTTTCAGAGGCCGGCGAGCGGCACGAGCAGCTTCAGCGCGTAAATGGCGAACGCGACGATCACGACCACCTTGATGATCGTTTTGACCGTCGCATCGATGGGGAGAAGCATCACGAGATACAGCGCGGCGCCGACGATGATGCAGATGATGAGAAATTGCTGGATCATGTCGAGCTCCGCTGTCTATGCTCGACAGACCAGTTATCGTGTTTGCGTGGCCTCGTGCAGGGGGCTATATTTCACCTCACCCATTTCGCTCAGAGCGCGCATGATGCGTTTGAGGCGTGTGCGCTCTACTCCGGTCGCGCGACACACTTGCCGCAATGGGCAGGGGCCGTGCTTTCGCCAATAGGTGAGGACACGGGCGCGGGTCGGATTGATCTGACCTCGTGGCCGACCGGCGCGACTAATCAACCCGTCTACCTTCAAATCCATTCGCGAGCGGGCCGGGCTTACACAGTCCGGCCTTGCCTCGCGTCTGAGGATTGATGACCTGCGGACGATCCGCCGCTACGAGAAGGGCGAGCGCGAGATTAGCGGTCCCGTCTCGTTGCTGATGGAGCTGCTCGATCAAGGCGCTCTTCCCTAAAGCGGTCATGCTGCCCTCAGTTGTTGAGCTCGTTCCGGATCGATATCCCCGACACTGATCCCGAGCTCGAGGAGGTGCTGTGGAAGCGCCCTGATCTCGTCGTCGCTGAGCGGGGGTGGGACAGGCTTTGGCGCCGTGTGGCGCTTGGGCGAGGTGAGCAGGCGGTCTGGCCTGGTGATCTTGCCCCATGCCATCGCCGCTTCTCGAAGTTCGCAAGCGCGCGGCAGGAACGGTTTCTTTCGGGCCCATTCCTCGGCGGCCGCTTCCAACCAATCCGGGTTGATGTCGGCGCAGTCCTTGGCGAGCAATGCGACGCGGGCGGCGTGATCTTCCTCATCCACCGAGTTCCGCGGCGGGTATCGCAGCCCCAGCTCGGCGGTAATCTTCACCGTCGCGGGCGATGGCTTCGTTTGCTGCCCGAAGCATGGTGAGCGTGGTGCTGGGCCCAGGTCCTGCCATGCGCTGAGCGCCGTGCCGATGTCCGTTGGTTCGCCCATCTTCCGGTTCCTCGATTTTGAATACGCCCTGCCAACAATGCTCCGTCGATTGATCCAGCACGTCGCCCGGCGGATATCCGGCGTCGTCAAGGGCCAGAAGCTTGGCGAGCAGGCGCTCCTCGGCCGTGTCGTTGACAGGCTTTTTGATCTGCCGCCGCATCGCCTTGAACGCTTTCCACTGAGGGGACGAAAGGATCGCGCGCGCCCGCACCTCTCTCTCCTCTATAATTACGGTTCTTGATGGTTTGTCCGAAGCGGCTTCGGGGGTCAGCGGAAGCGTCTTCGGGGGCGAAATCTCTTCGGGGGCGAAATCTCTTCGGGGGTGGACGGTATAATTGCACCCCTTCCCCAGCACCTCCCGGCGCGTGAGGTGCTTCGCCTCGACCAGCGACCTGACGGCGGCCTGGATGGTGCGGTCGGACTTGCTGCACTTACGCACGAGCGAGGCCATGGAGGGCCAGCAATGACCCTCGTCGTTCGCACTGTCCGCCAGTGCCAGAAGCACGATTTTCTCGCTATCCGGAAGGTCTAGGTCCCATACCTGAGTCATGACCCGCACGCTCATTTGCGCGCCCTGTCGAGGTAGCGCGACTCCGCGAGTAGCGAACCGACGTAGAGGTGAGCAGGCGGCCGTCCGGCGGCGCGGTCGCGCTTGATCAGTAGCGAGGCGATCTCCGTCAGCTCTCGGCGCGCGTCGCGGCACACTTTGGCCTTGACGCTGCCATGCTCGGCATGGCGAGTTTCCACCCAGGCCTTGACGAGCGCCGCGATTACCGCGCCCTCGCCCTTGGAGCGGTTGTGGAACAGACGGCGACACGAGGACGAACAGAAGCGCTTGCCGAGTCCGCGCCCTCCCGGCTCGAAGCCGTCCCCGCAATTGGGGCAAATGATCTCCTGTTGTTCCATGCGAAGGCGTGTTACATTGTTCCTGTGTTGCGGCGCTTGGGTGCCTTGCCCGCCTTAGGGGCACTTCGGCCCTCTGGCGGCGGTTTGGCGGGCTCGTATTCGTAATGGAGGAAAGGGCGTCCATCGGCGTCTTTGAGGTCGCCAGTGACGGGGCGGTAGCCGACACAGACCATTCCCTTCGGCGGGTTCGGAAGATTTGCAGCGCCGATGCTCACCGCTCTTCCTTCCATGGTGAGCCGGAATCTAGGAGAGTGGCCAGCACGCTTTCCGCAGCTTCGAGAAGCCCGGGCTCAATGAAGAGATGTTTGGCGATAGCTCGCTCTGCGTGAAGAACGGTGGAGTCGTGCTTGTTGCCGAAGTGCCGGCCGATCACGGTTCGAGAGCGGCTGGTCAAATCTCGTGCGAGAGCCATGGCGAGCTGGCGTGGCCGAGCAATCCGCCGACAGTTGCACGACATGATAAGTTGCTGTTCGCTCAGCCCATAGTGAGCGGCGACCGCGGCCTTGATGGAGGCTATGGTGATCACGCCGCCTCCCGCCACTCTCTAACGGTACAAGGGGCTCCACGATCACGAAGGAAGGTGAAGGCTTCGGAGGGTGAGGTGACGACGGCAACGATCCAGCCAAGCTCCTCGAGCCGCGCGTGAACTGTCTTCTGGTCCGGGCTGAGTCGCTTGGCGCAGCCGGGGCGCTTCACCTCGATCAAGGCGTGGCCGTGGTTCCAGTAGATCGCTAGGTCGGGGAATCCGGTCTTGAGCCCGTCGCCTTTTAGGGCGCCCATCTGCTTGAAGCGCGCTGCATCGTTTCCCGCGAGGTGAGCCCCGTTCGGGATATGGGTGACGAACGTGTCGGGGAAGACGAGCCCGAGCATTTGCAGGATCGAGCGTTGTGTCTGCCGTTCGGTTGGGAGGGGGGAGGTCATGCCTGCTCCCTCCGACCTTTTTGGATAGAGGCGACCAAAGCCTCGGCGGGCAAAACAGTGGTCACGTGCCCCGCGCCGTTGACCACGTAGATTTCCTTCATCCGGCCGCCGCGAATGCGCTCCGACGCGACTTGCGTGCCTTTTCTGACTTGCTCCGCTATCTCCTCTCGGATGGCGTCTACGCTCATTCCGCGCACCCGTTCTAGGTAACGAATTACGGCGTGGTCACTCACTTCGATACCGCGACTGGGGCGGCAATCGCTCATCGCGCGTCCGATGAGGTTGAGGTGCTGCTCAGCTTCCTTTCGCGCGGCCACCCCGGCATCCTTCAGGCGCGCGTAATCCTTTCGGCGGCCGCACAGTTCGGCGTAACTAAGCCCTGCATAGGGGTTCGGGTCTAATGCCTCGCTCATCCCGCCACCGCTCGAAGCTTGGCTACGGTATGAACATGTGGCTCCATACGAGCCGCGATAAGCCGTAGACGGTGCTTCTCTTCCGGCACGATCTCTGGGCCGCCTGGACTATCCGGGCTTGTCGCCTTCGCATGTTCAAAGTTGAACTCGGCGCAATCGGTGTTAAGCACATGGGCGTCACCCGAACCTTCCGGGTTCCAGTAGGCGCTTTGCTCGGCAACCTCGGTTAGATACGTGCTGGTGAACTCTGGGCCGAGGAACCTGTACAAAGAGGCAAGTTCTTCTGGCTTTATCGGCCGCCAATCGCTATGATTCGGATGGTGTCTGTAGCACTCGATCATGCGCTCCGGTATGCCAGCGCCGCGCTGAACGTCCTTATAGGAATGCCGACAGCCGCGCCCGACGAATACGCTGAGCGCCTTACTTACGGCCTCGAAGTGGGCGTTGCGGGAAACCAAAGGCTCAATTCCCGCTGACTGCTTGTCAGACATCGTTTACTCCGCCCGTGTGGAAAGGAGGCAGCAATCCAACAGCGGGGCCGCCTGTATGGGCAATGGCGGCCCCGCTACCGGCGGAGAGGATGTTCGCCGGCGAAACAAAGCTGTTGCTGTTGGGAAGCTGGTCAGAGACTTGGTGGAGAGGCTCGAGAGGCTTCATGAAGACGAGCCAGTGAGTTTTCGCGGCGCTGCCAGAGCGGTGCCCGAAAAGCGGCCTTTCGGGCGTCATCGCCAAGACTGTTTTGATGGGCACCCGATGCTCGTTCCATTTGAAGATAAGGGTGCCGCCGGCGCACAACACCCGAAAGCATTCGGAGAAGCCGAGCGTGATTTGCTCACGCCACCCAGGTTCCAGGCGCCCATATTTCTGGGCCATTGCGCTGTTCGCCCCGTTGAACGTGTGCGGCGGGTCGAACACTACGAGAGAGAACGTCGAGTCCTCGAAGGGCAAATTGGTGAAGTCGCCAAGGATGTCAGGATCGACGACGACTTCCCGGCCACGCGGATCGGTGCAGGTTTCCCGGCGCTTATCCAAAAACAGCGCGCGCGGGTCCGTCTTATCGAACCAGAACATCCGGGAGCCGCAACAAGGGTCGAGGACACGGTACACCTACCCCTCCCTCCGCAACGGGCATCCATTGGCCTTACAGCCCTTGGTGCCGTGACAGTTGAGGATGGGGCAGAGACGGGGGGAGTTGCGCATTCAAGCAGCCTCGCGTCCGACAAAGACGGCGGGCGCTGCCGATCGAGCGTCAAAGAGATACCAGGCGCAATTGTCCTTGCCGGTGAACGCGGAGTCGGGGATCCATTTGACCCGGCCGACGCTGACGATTTTCCGGCACAAAGGCAGGTAGGGCGCGGCTTGGCGGGTGTGCATCCAGTCGGCGTCGAAAAGGAGCCATGTCGGCAGAATCGATGCGAGGTTCTGCACAATGGGGTGGAGATAATCTCGCGTCCAAGGCGGGTTGGTGATATAGAAGTCGGCGCTGGACTCCTCGATCGTTCGCGCGTCGCCCCAGAGGATTCGACCCGTGAACTGTGCGAGCCCGTCTGGCCCGACATCTCCTCGAGGCTCAATGTCCTGAGCCGCAACACACTGATGGCCGGCGCTTTCGAGGTGGCCGATCAAGGCCCCATCGCCAGCGCACGGCTCAATGAACGTCGAGCATGGCGGCAAATGCTGCAGCAGGGGTGCGACGGCGGCAAATGGGGTCGGGTAGAAATCCCGCTCCCGGCGCTCGAAGGTGGACCGCTTGCCCATCTACTTCGCCTGCCAGCCGAGTTGCCGCCTGATCTGGGCGAAGAGCGATTTGCCGCGCGACTCCGGCACACCCGTTTCGCGCGCGGCTCGGCTTACATCCCCATGCTCGGAAAGATGCTCGGCGAAGGTGGAGAGGGTCCCCGGGGTGGTCATGCCGCAAAAACCGAGCGATTAACCGAGGTTAGTTGCGAGGCGCGGGCTTTGCGTGCAGGTGAGTCGCAAGCGCCTGACGGGCTGGGCGATTCTCCGTGGTTAGGAGAGATGCTTTGCAGACCGATGTTGTTGTCCATCTGGACGGGCCGCCCGCGATCCAAATCCGCAAAGGGGTCGCGCGCGTTATCGACAAAACGGGCGGAATACGGATCGAGCGGGCGATGGCCCTTGAGGACCTTCAGGCATATGTTGAGCGCGGGCGCCGCGCGCTTGAGCGCTACTCCAACGGTGAGAGCGACGTCATCGAGGGCACCTGAGCCGTTCACGCGGCTTGCGCTTCAAACAGTTGCGGGAGAGGAACTTCCTTCTTCCGGGCCAGTGCGCGCAGGCCATCCCTCCTCCACTTCGGTATTGAGTTGGTCGATTTCCAGCTCGATACCGTTGTCGGTGCTAAATCCAGGGCGGTGGCGACCGCTACCGTGCCGCCAAGCGCATCGATGAATTGCTCGATCGTCTGCATGCCCGTGATGTTACGATATCCGTAACTTCCATGCAACAGCAAAATACGATAACCGTCATCGACAGCCTGTTACGGTTTCCGCACTCTGCGGGGATGGTCACGCATGACGAAATTCGGGCCGAGCTGATCCGCCAAATCGATGCGAAGCGGATCAAGCAGGTAGATGTCGCCCGCAAGCTTGGAATTGCCGCCGCAAGAGTCGCAGAAATCAGAAGCGGCCTCCGCAGGGTCCAGCCCGCAGAAATGCCGACGCTCGCCGAAATGCTCGGCCTAGCTGAAAGTCCGAAGTCGGCGCCTAGGCAGGTGGAGTCTACGTCCTTCATTCCGAACTGGGGAAGGGTGGCACAGGGAGTATGGATCGAGCAAACTGAGGCGCGAGACGAGCAGGATTTCGTCCCTTACGATCGACTAAAAGGGGACCCACCCCCGACAGACCTTTTTGCTGTGACGCCAGAGGGCACCAGCATGAACAAGGTGTTCGGCCCAAACACTCACTTGATCTGCCGAAGAATCCCTTTCGCGATAGGCTCATTCAAGCCGGGAAATTATGTCATCGTGGAGAGGACTGCACACGACCTGGTTGAGCTAACCTGTAAGCGTGTCGAGGTCGATGGAGAGGGCGTTTATTGGCTGCACAGCGAATCTAGTGATCCACGGTATCAAGATCCATGGCGCATAGGCAGACCCGATGAAGCGCACCACGCAGATGACGTGGAAATAAGGGTGATAGGAAAGGTGATCCGAGCGGTTAGGAACTTCGAGAGTGTCGGAAAAGACTGAGGAAACCTTAGGGTGCGTCTTGCTAGTCGCCGGAGTAGTGGCCGGTGGCTGGTGGTTGTACAGCCACTATGAAATTAGGAAGGTTGACCAAGCCCCCGTTGCGGTCATCAGACCGGCCGGGCTGATACAGATTTCCGCGATGCCGGACGGAACAGTTTGGCGCCTTGATGCGGACTCCGTAAGTGGCACCAAGGACATGCGTCAGGCGTGGGTACGAGAGGATCATAGCAAGGAGGCTGGCGCCACCTACAAAGAGGTAGCCGTGCTCTACCGCGTTAACTGTCAGACCACCGCTTTTCAGACCCTTAAACGTATATACTACGACGCGACCGGCCAAGTGCAATTCTCTATGAGCGGTGCGGTGTTGGGAAAGGACCCCGACTATGCGCCTCCTAATACTTACCTTGGTACCGTGGTTTCAGAGGCGTGCCGCCCAGAGTACGGCTCTCCCGTCGCGCCGTCCCCTCCGCCCATTATCATCACTCCCACCGCGCCATCGCAAAAATAATTACGATTTCCGTATTGACCTAGCGTTACGGATATCGTAACAAGGCTCCCGTACCCAACCGCGGAGCCCCACGATGCAGTCAGCCCCCCTAATCGACGAGAAGCGCTGGCAGGAAGTCCAGAAACGCGGCCTCGCGACCGGAGCCCACTCGACCCCGAAGCAGGGCATGTGTGCGATGGAGGCCGTCGCCTATATCCGCCGCCAGCCTCATTCCGATCGCCCGCCCTGCGTCTCGCCGGTGATCGCCGCGTTCATGCGCTCTTGGAACGACGGCCTGCCCGACAACGAGCGGCACATTCTCCTCCCGCTGCTCCCGAAGTTGATCGACACTGCCGCTCCGGCCCTGGAAGAGCGACGCTCGCTGATGGCCGCGGACTGGCTGGTCCGCGTTCACACCCCCGCATGGCTTCGGCTGGCTGGGCTGAACGATAACGCCGACGCGCTGGAAAGCCTGCCCGAGATCATCGCCATGGCGCAAGTGCCCACGATCCGAGGGCCGATAGAGGCGGCAAGAAAAAATTCGGCCGCCGCATGGGACGCCGCACGGGCCGCCGCATGGGACGCCGCACGGGACGCCGCACGGGACGCCGCACGGGACGCCGCACGGGACGCCGCATGGGCCGCCGCATGGGACGCCGCACGGGACGCCGCACGGGACGCCGCACGGGACGCCGCACGGGACGCCGCATGGGCCGCCGCATGGGACGCCGCACGGGACGCCGCACGGGACGCCGCATGGGCCGCCGCATGGGACGCCGCACGGGACGCCGCAAAAGCGAAACTCGATCCGACCCGCCTTCAGCTTCAGCAGTCCGCCGTTACGCTGGTTGAGCGCATGTGCGCCCTGTCCGGCGGGGAGTCCTAACCCATGGCCTCCCCAACCGATCAGAGATTGTCGCAGGGTGATACGCCGACCCTAACGGGGCCGTGGTCGTTTCGTTACTTCATGGAGCCGGTTGGTAAACACGACGACAACTTCCACCTTATTGACGGCCCAGAAGGTGACCAAGGCAGCAGCATTCTCGAAGGATCATTCGTCTTTCCGGGAACGCATTCTGAGGCGCTGAAGTACGCTCGCCTGATCGCCTCGGCGCCGGAACTGTACGAGGCTGACGACGACGCGGCTGATTTCCTGATAGCCAATTACGGCAGCGTTGCCGACCCGAACAACCGCGACGGCTGGTCATGCCCGGACGCTTACGCAGTTTATCAAAAGCTCGTCGCAGCCACAAGCAAAGCCAGAGGGGAAGCCTGATGCACCCCGGCGACAATAGCGAGTGGATCGAGTGGGGCGGTGGCGAGTGTCCGGTAGGGCAGGAGACGGAGGTGGAAATTCGCCTTCGTGTCACCGGCGCCGAGTCAGTCATTACGGCCGCCAACTGCGACTGGCTCCATGTCGGCGACGGCTTTGGCGACATCATCGCCTACCGCGTGGTGTCGAAATGACCGCCGCCCGTCCCCCTCGCAATGGACCGCCCGGCGTGTTCCACGTTCGCGCCGACAGGCTGCCCAAGGTGCGCGCGCAATATCCGAACGCCGCCATCATTCGCCCGGATGTGCCCGGACAGAGCTACATCGTGTTCGGCACGGTCTACGACGCGCTCCCGCTGGAGCTTCGGCTGTGACAGCTCTCTGGAGAGACAGTTCCGGCAAGGCCGTCTCCGCACGGAACAACGGCCCTCTGATCCTGCCCGCGAGCGTCCAGCTTGCCCGCCTGGATGAGGTGATCGCCAAGGCCATCGCCGCTCGACGCGAGGCCTCAGAAAACAACCTGTTCGCCAGCAAGGCGGGCAAGGAACTGGTCAACGCCATGTTCGAACTGACCGAGGTCGATGGGCTCTACGACTTGGCTCGTGATGTCGGGTTCTTCCTGCCGGGAGGGGAACAGTGAGCGAGATAGCCGATATTCTGGATCGGGCGGCTGACCTGATCGAGCCGGAAGGGGCTTGGGTGCGTAGAGAATATGCCGTCACTCGTTCGGGCTATCCCATCTCTGTGCTCAGCGACAAAGCATGCCGGTTTTGTGGGGTAGGGGCGATCATGCGCGCTACCGAAACGGGTAATGCACGCCTGCTTCTTCGTAAGATTGCCGGACTGCCAGCCCTCTTGGGATTCGGTAGCCTATCTTCGTTCTATGACTGGAACGACGTCAAGAGCCGCACCCAAGCTGAGGTTGTCGCTGCGCTTCGTGAAGCCGCCGCCAAAGCCCGTGGAGACACGGCATGAGCGAGCGGAAACTCAATCCGGACGCGCTGCTCAACCTGTACGAGGCGCTGGCGTCGATAGTGACGTGCGCGAGCATGTTACGGTATTTCCAGGGCGCTTCTGGCCAGAAGCTGATGGCGACCTGCAACGCAGCTCTCGCCAAAGCCCGTTCGGGTGAACAGCCATGACCCGTATCCCGATAGAGGATGGAAGGGTTAGGGCGATTTCGCTTCGCGAACCGTCGCCACTCGGGCTCCGCCCCGAGCCGCTCCGCGTCTCGGCCATTCGGCGAGTGTCAACTATCGCGGGGGAGCGGACATGAGCCCGGAAGAAGCCACCGTGCGCCGCGAGATCAACGACATGCTCTCGCGCTGCGTGGCGCTAGAAATCGATCTTCTCCGCCTCGCGGCCGTCGATCCTGAACGAGGTCGGCGCCAGACGTATCTGCGGGGATGGTCGAACCTTCTGAAGGTTTCGGATGCCCTAGAGCGCCTAGTTCCAGAGGATATTCCGTTTTGACCCGTATCCTGGCTGACGCCCTCACCGCCGTGATCATCTTCATCTTCTTGGCGCTTCCGGCGCTGTTTGGGGGACTGTGATGCCTTACGAGGGCGGGCTTTACCTATTCGTGCGCGAGAGCAACCGGATAGAGGGGATCACGCGGCGGCCGACAAATGCAGAGATTGCAGCACATCGGGAGTTCCTGAATGACCAGCCGAGCATACGGTCGCTGGTCAAGCTTGTCTCTGTGCTCCAGCCCACCGCCGTCTTGCGTGACCGGCCCGGTCTTAACGTGCGCGTCGGTAATCACATCCCGCCGCCGGGCGGCCCGCATATTGCAGAAGTCCTCATTGCCATCTTGAGAACCCGCTGTGACCCGTACCAAACGCACCTAGATTACGAAACGCTGCACCCATTCACTGACGGCAACGGGCGTTCGGGGCGCGCGCTCTGGCTTTCGATGATGCACGAAGCGGCCCCGCTCGGGTTCCTCCATCATTGGTATTACCAAAGTCTGTCTGGCGGACGCTCGTCGCTGAATCCAGTGACTATCCCCCCCACCCCGGACTCCCCCCATGGCTGACATACACAGGCTGCCGGCTCGTCGCTGAAAGGAATTCGATATGGACAAGAACATTCTCGCCGCTCTGGACGTAGCCGGGGAAGCTTTGAAGGCGCTCGGCGAGGAATCCGTTGTCGCCAGCTTCCATGCGGCTGGGGGCTATTTCACGGGCGACCGCTACGGCGTCACCCTCACTCTCGCCGGCCTCGTCGGTGGCGTTCACGGCTCAGGCAGTTCGCTCAGCGAGGCGTTCCAGGTCGCGCTCAATCGTCGCGAAATCGAGGCAATCCGCCTTCGCGTTGAAGCACAAGTCCGCGCCGAAGTCGAGCAGCGGATGCAGCGCCAAGAGGCCGCGTAATGGCGGACGACGGGTTCAGGGAAGTGGCTGGCGTTCGCTGTTCGACCGAAAAGGGTTGGACGACGATAATTGTCCACGAAGCCTACGGGGATCGAATTTCGCTCGATGCGAATTACCACGAGCGTTTCATGACGCCCCCACAGGCACGGCATTTGGCTGGCCGTCTCTATCGTCTAGCCCGTCGCATCGACAAGCGCGCGGAGGGGAGCGCGTGATGGGCGTTCGTATTGACCTAACCAAGATCCAGGTCAGCGCCGTCGCGACGATGTTGCGCGACGTGCTTACCGAGGACGAGCGCGCCTACGTCGACACCTTGGAAGGCGAGACGAACCTGTTTGAGGCCGTGCGCCTGCTCCTCGACAGGATCGAGGAGGACGACGGCGTTCAGAAGGAACTCGCCGAGCAAATCGACGCCCGCCGCTGCCGCAAGGACCGCGCCGGCGAGCGTGTGAAGCACAACCGGGAAGCGATCATGGCGCTGATCCAATGCGCCGGGCTCGACAAGCTCACCCTCCCCGAAGCCACGCTATCCGTCCGCGCGGTGCCGCCGAAACCCATCGTCAATGACGAGACGGAAGTGCCGGACTCGCTCTGCAAAATCAAGAGATCGCCCGACATGGCAGCAATTAGGGCCGAGGTGGAATCCGGTCGCGCCGTGCCGGGCGTCACCCTCGACAACGGCGGAACCTCTTTGACCGTGAGGCGCAAATGACCTTCACCCCCGAACAGACCGCCGAGCTCGCCAAGCCGCTTTCCTCGTCCGCCGTCAAGGATCGGCAGCAAGGCGGGCGCAAGGTGTCCTACATCGAAGGCTGGCACGCGATCGCCGAGGCCAATCGGATCTTCGGCTTTGATGCATGGACCCGCGAGACAGACGAAATCCGTTGCGTTTCCGAACGGGAGCGCCAGCTCGGCTCGGGCAAGGCGGGGTGGGGCGTCACCTACGTCTGTCGCGTTCGTATTCGCGTCGGCAACGTCATGCGCGAGGGATGCGGCGCCGGGCATGGCATCGACCAGGACGTGGGCCAGGCTCACGAAAGCGCGATCAAGGAAGCCGAGACTGACGCGATGAAGCGGGCGCTGATGACGTTCGGCAATCCGTTCGGCCTCGCCCTCTACGACAAGACGCAGAGCAACGTCTCGGACGAGAAGCCGGTGCCGGCCGACATTCAGCGGCTGTTGGATGACGTCGGGGCCGCCGAAACGCTTCTCGTGCTTCAGGCCCTGTGGCGCGACAAGGGCAAGCGGGTATTCGATGCGGGCGGACCCTACAGCGCTGCCGTCAATGACGCCTTCAACGCCCGCAAGGCCGCCATCGATGCGATGGACCGGAGCGCAGCATGACCCGCACGCAAGCCCGCCTCGCCGAGCTGGAAGCGATACGCGACCGCTCGCTCACGCCCGACGAGCAGGCGGAGGTGAAGCGCCTCGCTCACCTCGACCGCCAGTGCTGCGCCAAGCGCCGGCGCTATGCCAGCGATCCGGACTATCGCGCCTTGATGAAGCGCCGCGTTCAGGAATGGAGGTTCGAACGCTATTGGTCCGACCCGGCCTGGCGTGCGTCGCGCCTCGCCACCGCGAAAGTACGGCGAGCCCGGCAGCGGGAAGCATGATGCTCACCCGCCGCAAGCCCCTACAGGCCAAACGCCTGCTACAGCGCAGCAAGCCGCTGAGAGCCAAGCCTCGCCCGCGAAAGACGGCGGAAGAGTGTCGGCACTTCGTCCGCGTGGCGCAACTGCCCTGCCTCGTGTCGGGCGAGCGTCCGGTGACGATTCACCACGTCACGTCCAGCATCCACGGGGGCCGCATAGCTCGCTCGCACCGGCGCATCGTGCCTTTGGCGGCGAGGTATCACCTGATCCAGCACGGGCCGCGGGAGAGTGTGGAAGCTCTGGGCCACGGCGGGTTTTTCGAGGCTTACGGGATCGACCTTCTGAGGGAGGCCGACCGGCTTTGGGCAGAGACGTTGGAGGATGGGCGGTGACGGCGGGTGAACGTGCCTATGAGCAGGACGTGAGGGCGCGTCCTCACTACCATGACGGCGAGCCTCGTCGCGCGTGGTCACAGCTTGATGACATAGCTCGTTGGTCATGGGAGCGGGAGCCCTTTCCGCTGCCTTGCGCACCTGAAGACGCCGGGTCGAACTGATGGCCCACCGCATCCTCACCAACGCGGCCGAGCTGGACGACTTCACTCGCTTCCTCGGCAACCTCAAGCTGCCGGTGACGGTGGAATGGGTATTAGGCCGGGACCGCACCCGCGACCAGAACGCCCTTCAGTGGCTTTGGGCGACCGAGGCTGCTCACCAATACGGCGACCGTACTGCCGACGAAATGCAGCGGGAGTGGAAACTCCGCTACGGCGTGCCGATCCTGAGAGAGGACAGCGCGGAGTTTCGGACGGTCTACGACCAGGCCATTCGCCCGCTGCCCTACGAACTCAAGGTCGAGGCGATGCGGTTCATCCCCGTGACCAGCGAAATGAAGGTGCGGCAAATGGTCCGCTACCTCGACACGATCCAGCGCGAGTGCCTGTCGAACGGGCTGAAGCTCACGGATCCCGATCCCGACCTCGCTACCTATCAGGCCCGATATCGCGACAGGAAGGAAGCGGCATGACCGATATCGCCATGCGTTCGAAATGCGACACCTGCGGTCGTTTCCTGGCCTTCGCGGACCTCTGCTTCTCCGAACACCACTTCACGCCGCTGAACGAGTTCGGACCTGAGGAGAGCTCGTTCACGGGCCCGTGTTGCCGTTACCGCACCGCGCCAGTCGATACCGACCGACAGGCCGAGACGCACAGCGGCTCGGGGCGAAGCCTCGGTAGCGCGGTGGCCGCGAAGCGGACTGGCGCCAAACCCCAACAGCGAGACAATCCATGACCCCCAACAACCCAATCGAACGGCTGCGGGAGGCGCTGGCGCCGCTCGCCCGGAATGGCGGCTATTACAAGCCGGAGGTGCCGCACTTCGAGATGGTGGAGGTGCCGCTCGAATATCTTCGGCGCGCCCATTCCGCCTATGTCGAGATGTTCGGCGAGCCTCCCGCATTTGACGACGAACGCGCCCTCACCATCCCCACCGAAGGCGATGAGGCGGGGGAGGCCAAGTGCGCGAGTTGCGGCTTCCCTTGGGGCATGGACCCTGTTCGCCATGCTGAGTTTTGCGATGATCGTCGCCTCTCCCCTCGTCCTCCTGTCGATGTGGAGGGGCTGGTGGAGCGACTGGAACGGGCAGGCGCTTCGCAACGTCACGCCGCAAATATCCTTCTCGCTCCGTCAGTCCTCAACGAGATCATCGCAGCCCTCCGCCAGCCCGCTCTCCCGGAGGGGGAGGAGGCGCAACCCATCGCTTGGCGCTGGCGGTACATGTACCCCGATCGGGGCGATAGGGACTGGCGCGTAAGGCAGACGCCGATTGAGCCGTGCGAGCCCTCGGCGGCGCTCGTCGGAATCGAGGTTCAGCCGCTGTACGCGCACCCGCCCGCCCTCTCCCAACCGCCGGGGATGCGGACGGCCCTCTCGAACGAGTGGTCGTCCATCGATGATGAGCTCAGGGACGGCACCGAGATCCTGCTCTACTCAGAGACAACCGACCAGCTCGCCGTGGCGCGATGGGCCGACCGCACTGACGGGGGCGGCGCCTGGCTGGAGGCGCGCGGGCTGGAATGCGCCTCATGCGGGCACAAGAACGCAATCATCTTCGAGGGCGCCACCCATTGGCGAGACGTCTCCAGACCGGGAGAAGGGCGCTCCGAGGGGATGCGGAAGGCGCTGGAGGAGCTAGGCTTTCTAGAGTTCGATCTGCTCGGGATCGATGGCCGGAAGGTCAGTAGAAACGTAGCAACCAGCTTGCTCGCTCGCGTCGTGACCATCCGCGCCGCCCTCGCTGCCAACCCGGAGAAGGGCGCATGAGCTTCCTAAGCCTTTTCCCTCGCAAGTGGCTGCAGCGCGCGCTGGTGACGCAATGGCGGCGCTCATTTTCTCGGCGAGAGCGGATCGCGCTCGACTACTGGGGCGCAACCGGAAATCCGGCCCACCACCCGTTCCAGTGGGCAGAATGATGACTGACCCCATCAAAAAGCGATCAGCGCCGCCAATCCGGAGAAGAGAGATGGGTGAGGCGCGGCCAGCTAAAACCAGTCTGCGCTGCCCCAAGTGCAGGTCGCGGACGCTCGTTCTCTCTGAGGTTTCCGAGGCGATCTATACTGTGGAGGTCAACGGCGGCCTTCTAGACTTGCGCTCGGGCTTTACCGAGCAGGGTGAGATCACCCGTTATTTCGCCCAGTGTCAGACGTGCGCGCACTGCTGGAAGCCCCGCGCCGCCCAGCCCTTTGAAGAAGTCGACGCCCTCCCCACTACGACCGGCCAGGGAAGCGGGGGGTGAGGGCTCTGTCTCTCTGGCAGCCGTGGGCGTCGGCGATGGCGCTCGGCCTGAAGCGGATCGAGACGCGGCATTGGGCGACGTCTTATCGCGGCCCGATGGCGATCCACGCGGCGAAGCGCTGGACTGCGGACGAGCGAGAGTCCCGTGAGATGATGATTGAGCTCGGCTACTTCCCGGCCAGTCACTTCCCACCGCTCGGCGCAATCGTCGCGGTTGGCAATCTCGTCGACATACAACGGACGGAGATGCTGGAGCCTAAGATTACGAGGCTGGAGGAGGAGTGGGGCAATTACGGTCCGGGCCGCTATGGCTGGATTTTCACGGACATCGTGCCGCTCGCCGATCCGATCCCGTTCAAGGGGATGCAGGGCCTTTTCGACGTTCCGGCCACCGTGCTGCGCGGCGAAGCGGCCGCCGCCGTTGACCCCATGCCGGCCGCGGTGACGCTGGCCGCCCTGCAAGGCCTGCTGCTGTGACCCCTCCCTCCCGCTTCACCAAGGACGCTCCCCATGACTAGCACCCCCAAGGCAATGCTCGAACTGGCAGAGCGGCTGCGCTCATTCGACGCTAGGCTCAATCGGATCATCAACAACTCCGGCGGGTCGATGACGGTAGGCGGCCAAGCAACCGCGATAGCCATGCTCGTGACGCTAGACCTCAACTTGTTCGAAGAGGCAGCCAACGCCCTCGCCAACGGAGGCAATCATGGCTGACGATATTGTAGAGCGGCTGCCGTGCGGTTGTCTGGATAAACCGGGTTGGGGTCACAACGAACGCTGCCCGACTCTCGTGGCGCTCACCCATCCTGACGGGCGGCCCAAGATTGCTCCGGTGCAGGGTTACTCGCCGGGCATTCCGTGGAGTCTGCAACTCGAAGCCTACGACGCCTACCGGGCGAAGTGGTCGCCGCAGCCCGCTATGATCGACCTCGACCGGCGCGGCTGCCGAGGCGGTTTCAGCGTTGGCGAGCTAGACGAGTTCGTGCCCGGATGGCGCGACAGGGTAAGCGAGATCACAGCCCTCCGATCCGAGGCCTCCACCCTACGCGAGAGGGTGAAGAAGTTGGAGGACGCCGCCAACGAAGCCTTGGGCGAGGTTTGTGTTGCCATGGCGTTTCTCGGGCGCGGCCCCGGCGGCGTCAACAACCGACGGCCGAAAAACTGGGCTGAAATGTCCGGACAGATCGCCGACCGATTGGCCCCCATCGAGCGGCTGTTGCGCTCCCTCCTCACCAACCAGGAGCAAGGCTGATGGACGCACGGGAGATAGCGGGCAGGCTCAGCGACGAGCAGAGGCGAGGCCTTGTGGCTGGTGGCGAAATGCACCCGGACGACCTGTTCGCTCTGGAGTCGCACGGGGTTCTTTATCGCGACCGGCCGCGCGACACTCACGAACATTACGCCTTCAATCCCACCCCTCTTGGCCTTCAGGTCCGCTCCCTCCTCCCCGGAGACCAGCCATGAAGCTGAGAGAGAAGATCGCGCGCGAGATCGAGCCGAAGTCATGGGCCTCAGCCGGAAGCGGGCTTGGCGACTTAGCACATGAGGATCGGCGAGCTTCGTCGTTGCAAAAGGCCGACTCCATCCTCTCCATCCTCACCGATCCTGACGAAGAGACGGTGGAAAGGGTGGGGCAGGCAATCGAAAAGGCGTGGAATAGCGGAACCCCACCGACCCTTCCGCCTATCGATCTAGCGCCTGACGAACGCAACTTCCTCGCCCGTGCAGCCCTCTCTTCTCTAGGGGAGGGGTAGGCATGGGGGAGCGTTGTAAGACGCGCGAGGCCGCTGCGATTACGGGCCTCGACATTCGCACCTTGCAAGAGAAGGCCGCCCGGGGCGAAATACCCGGCGCGGAGAAGCCGTTCGGGCGTTGGACATTCGACGTGGCGGCGCTCCGCCGATTGAGAGGAAGACCATGCCACAGGGCATCTACTCGCGCGGCGGGATATACTGGGCGCGTTTCAAGGTCCGGGGCCATGAATATCGAGCGAGCCTACGAACTCGTTCTCTCGCAGTCGCGAAGCGGCGGTTGAAGGCGCTGCGCCAGCAGGTGGAAGATACCGCCTATTTCGGCGCCGCAGAGCCCGTGTCGTGGCCGACTGCCGTCGTCTCATGGGACGCGGCGATCAAACGCACCCGTAAGCGCCCGGCGACTATGGCGCGCTATCTCGTCAGCCTAGGGCAGCTTCGGCCATGGTTGGATCCGTGCCTGGTCCAGAAGATCGACCTCGACTTGCTGCGAACGATCGTGCGGGAGCGGCGGAAGGTGGCGAGCAATGCGACGGTGCGACGCGACCTTACCGCGGTGTCCAGCGTCCTCGATCACGCCATGGACGAAGGCTGGATCGAGGAAAACCCGGCTCGCATGTTCGACCGGCGGCGGCTGAAGGAGGATCGTGAGCCCATCGTGCTGCCACAACCGGAAGCCATCGCCGCCGTTCTCGTGCTCGGTAGCCGCTTCGTGGACATGGCCGAGCTCGCCCGCGAGACGGGAATGCGGGAAGAGGAAATCGCCTCGCTCCGCCATAGCCAAGTCGACCGTGACCGCATGGCCGCCTCGCTCACCTACACCAAGGGCCGCCGCGCGCGAGAGGTGCCGCTGTCGGAAAATGCGCTGGAGATAATCGACCGGCAACCTCAGTTCCTTCGTTCCCCGTTCGTCTTCTGGAGGGGCGCCGGCGAGCGCTTCATCAACGTCGCCTCGCAGTTTCACGCCACGGTCAAGCGTGCGGCACGAAACGCGGCACAGCCCATCGCCCGGTTCCGGTTCCACGATCTGCGGCACCTGTTCGCGGTCGAATATCTGCGCCAGCGGAAGGGCTCGCTGTACGATCTGCAGCTGATCCTCGGGCACGCATCGATCAAGACGACAGAGCAATATCTCGATCACCTGACACCGGAGGAGCAAGCTGCCGCGCGTCAGGGGGTGTCACAGAATCCGGCACAAGATGAACGGTTCGGAGGCGAAAATGCTGGCTAA